GAAGACGCGCACTTCGTCGAGCAGCATCCGGCAGTTCAGTTCCGCGTAGCCGAGGCCCGCAGCGGCTCGCGGCGAACGAGGCGACCATCGTCCGCCGATGCAGATGACCGACCGCGCGAGATCCCGCTTCCTGATCGTGATGTGCTGCGCGACGTAGTACGCCGGATTCACGTCATAGGTCTCGCCACCGGCCGAGAAGTAAGCGAACTCCGCGTCTCCAGGATCCCCATCCGTTGGATTGATGTCCGCCTTCGGCCGCATGGCGAGATACACGTCGTACTGATCGTCCGTCCCCGTCGGCTGGATCCCGATCTGAATCGTGACGGGCTTCCCAACCCAGGGCGCGTCGGTCGCGTAGCGGGTCACGTCGACCGCGCCCGAGACGTACCATGGCAGGATGTCCGAGTGGACGACCGGATCCTGGTTCTCCTGGTCCGTGCGCGTCTCGACCTCGACCGACCACGGCAGAGGATTCAGGAACGGGGCCTGGTTCTCGTCGTTCCGCAGCGAGCGGTAGGACAGCGCGATGATCGACCGCGGCTTGGACTTGGTGCCCGAGTCGTCCGGATCAGGCACGTCCCAGGTAATCACGTCCGGGACGAACCGCGGCCGGGATGCGTTGGTCACACCGCCGTCGGGCGGAGGCTCTCCGGTTCCAGGGATGCCGTACAGGGCCTCGGGGAAGACGCAAGTGATCTCGACCGCGAAGCCCTGAGTCGGCGAGCCCTGAGCCAGAGCGAGCACGCGCTCCGCGATCGGGTTCTCGGAGAAGTCGACCTTGAACGCCTCGCCCTCGCCCGAGAGGAATAGCAGATCCTTCCCGCGCGTCCCGCCGTCGGAGACGCCGATCCCGAACGGGGCCAGGTAGCCGGCCCTGCGCCCACCGATGACGCCCTCGCGCAGCACGGCGCCGCCCGCGTCGTCCGCGGCCCAGCGCGCGAGCAGCGTCTCGATGTCGGGCTCCGTGAGGTCGTCGAGCATGACCGAGGAGCGCAGGGAGAGCTTGCGCCGAGCGGCCAAGGCCGGGTCCACGTCATCGTAGGCGCGCGGCGCAGACCAGATCCGCAGCTCGCACGTCTCGATCTCGCGTTGGTGCCATCGGAACGCCTGGACGAGAGCGGGGATCGCTGCGAACGCGCCGATCGTCGCTCCGTCCGTGATCGTTACCGGGTAGCGTCCACCCGAAGGCGTGTCGTCGTAGCTCTCGATGTTGAGGACCATCCCCTTCGCATCGGGAGTCCCAGCCGTGAAGTCCGCCGTCGTCACGAGCCGGTAGTTGCGCAGCGCAGCCGGATTGAAGTATCCGCCAGCACCAGCAGCGTCGAGGCCAGCCCATTCGAGGTACGCGGAACCGCCCCAGAACCCCATCGGAGCCGTGCCGCCATTCGTGTTCGACGCCGCGAACCCGAGGTGGTTGATCGTGACGAACGTGTCGGCGAGGTTCGCCTTCGCGATCGTGAGCGTGTGAACCGCAGCGCCGTAGATGTCCGTGATCGTGTTCGCCGAGCGATCGATCATCCGGTAGCCGCCGTTCTCGGTCGGAGCGGCATCCGCACCCCACGGGATGAACGACGCCTTCTTCCAGACGTGCGGCCTGAACCCAAGCCCCCAGAACATCGCGTCGCGAGCGGAGTAGCGCACTCCGTACTTCACGAAGTAGTCGAGCGAGTCGATCGGACCCTTGTAGACCTCGAGCCCGTCCGCTGTCGGGAATCCCTTGGACGCACCGTAGATGAACCTCTCCGGCTCGTCCCCATCCTCGGAGACCCACACCTTGAAGAAGCCGTCGTCGTTCCAGGAGGTGTTCGTTCCGGACGCACCCGGCAGACCCGAGTCGATCTGAAGCTGGACCGCGACGTTGTACCGCTTGCCCGGCTCGACGAACTTGTGGATCAGGATCGCTCGGAGCGCCTGCGTGCTGAACTGCGCGTCCATACCCGTGACGGGATCCTGGCCGGCGGTCAGGTTGTACATCATTGACAGGGGCACGTTCTGACCCCATCCAGGCGCGTCGAACCAGATCCAGACGAGCCCGTAGTTCGAGACGCGATCGGTCGGAGCGTTCGTCTCGCCGCCCTCTCCGATGTTCACCACCGCGAGCGCCCACGACATCGGAGCGGTTCGGTCTCCGCCCTTCTGGATGATGCAGAAGCACTCGTCGAGCGCCTCGTCGTAGCCGTGCGGCGGATTGAAGGTCGAGTCCGGAGTCGCCGGAGCCCCAGATCCGAGCGTCGGCGCGGAGTAGAGCTTCTCCTCGGGAGGGATCCGGAAGCTGACGTTCAGCTCGAAGCTGCGTCCGCGCCTGCGGTGAAACTCGCCAGTGGGCGGAGGAGGGGGAGGTGGCGGTGGCGGCGCGTAGGTGTACGCGACCTCGAGATAGTTCTGGGTGTCGCGGGCGTTGCTCGCGACGACACGCTCCGTGGCCTCTACGTAGGCTTGCGTCTCACGAGCGTTGCTCGCCGTGACGTTCTCGCTGACCTCCAGCGAGTTCTGCGTGTCTCGGATGTTGTTCGCCATCCCCTAGGCATTTCGCTGCGAGCCGAACTCCCATCCCGTCGCGATGTCCGCGGGGATCCACGAGCCGCTTCCGTCTGGGCGCACCGCCCACGCCTTGCGAATGTCGGTGAAGGTGTCCGCGAGCGCCTGTGCCGTCCCGAGGTAGTCGGTCCCGTAGGCGCCGCCCTTGACCGTCCCGGGCTGAAGCGTGTTAGAGAACCCCGCCGTGACCCGCCGCGCCATGATGTTGAGCTGCACGCTCTTGATCGAACTGATCACGGACCCGGGCGGCCCCTGGAGAGTCCCGAAGCTCGTGTAGTGCTTGTTCCCGATGGCGGTCAGATCCACTCCGTCCGTCTCATCGTTCTGGAGCATGTGCTCGTCGATCCCGTCGAATCCGTTCGTGGCTCCGCCGTAGGGAGTGCCCTGGTTGTGGCCGGCGTCGCCGGAGATCGCGTCGGGGTAGACCGTCTCGATGACCAGATCGCCAAGGAAGTCCGTCGCGTTGTTGTAGCCGCTCGGAGCAGTCCGGTAGTAGAAGTCGTCGAAGCGCGATCCAGTCCCCGTGCTGACGAGTTCCACGGTGTCGAACTGATTCGAGGCGTTCGAGGTGGCCTTGCCCGTGAGGCCGAAGAGTCCGGTGATGTGCGCGCCGTTCACCACGACATCGGCAGAGCCGTTCGTGAGGTGGGCCAGCTCTCCGAACTCGATGTAGTACCCCGTGGCCGGCACGAGCGATTGAAGCGGGTCGGTCGCGCTCGCGATGATCCCGAGCGTCTGCCCGTTGATGAGCTGGAGGACGCCGCCAGTCGTGTACTGGAGCGCCGTGCCGCGTCCACCGCTGAGGCTGTTGTAGAACGCGCAGATCACCGTCGTGCTCGCCGGGAGGACGTTGGGAGTCCGGAACCAGAACTGCATGATCCCGCCGTTCGTGGCCGTGACCGTGCGCCGCATCGAAGCGAACTCGCCGACCATTTGCGAGTCGGTGATGCCCGCTCGACCAGGCGTGGCCACGATGCTCGGACCTCCGACGTTCCACTTGCGCGCGACCTGAGCCGCGCTGTTGGCATCGAAGCCGTCCTTGAAGTCGGGTTCTGCGACGATGGCCATCTGCTAGTCCTCCGCGAAGTCTCCGCCGATGTCGTACTCGGGCTGGTAGCCGATGTACCCGTAGCCCCGAAGCTGAACCGCCTTCGCATCCTCGATGTAGAGCGGCGAGAAGCTCTGGTCGACCTTCGTCCGGAACCCAGACCTCGGCGCGATCTGGTTGCCGAACTTGAGCGCACCCTGCGAGCTCCGCACCGTCTCGCGGTTGAAGTCCACGTTCAGCGGCGCCGGTGTCTCGCTGGGCGAGAGCAGCGTCGGGTTGTCCGTGTCGTTCATTCCCCCCGCGAGGGAGGTCAGTCGAACGGGGCGGTACGTGCGGTTCGGGTTGCTCATCTCGGGCCGTACCCGCCAGAGTCGTAGACCACCTGGATTCCGCCGGTCGTCGTGCTCATCTTGAAGCCGATCGGGTGCGGGAAGTAGATCCCGTCGCCGAAGTCGGCGAGCATCCCAGGGAGACTCGTGGTCTGGAGCGTGAGGCGGAAGTTCGACAGCGCCGTTCCGGCCGCATCGGTGATGTCCACGGTCTGGCCGGCGGACGCGATGCTGAGCAGGTTGATCCGCTTGAGCAGGACCGGACCGAATCCGGCGAGGTGGCACGGGCTGTGGACGGTGCAGGCGACCGCAGTCGTCGGAGTCCAGAGCGCACCGCTTCCGAGCACCCCGGGCTTTCTCCAGCGGTCGACCGTGAGGACGCTGTTGTTCGCCGCGGGCGCGTAGCTCACCACGATGCCCCACATCGGATTCGCCCCGGCCGTCCCGGGCGTGAAGGCGTAGTCCCCGGGCAGTACGCCCGTGAGCGTCCAGGACGCCGCCGTGTCCGTGACGGTGTTCGGCGTGTAGGTCGTCGTTCCCGCGGCAGAGGCAGAGCCTCGGATCGCCGAGACCGCCCCCTTGCCGTCGGCCGGGAAACACTGAGTCGAGACCGTCACGTTTGCGTATTCGTTCATCTGTTCACCATCCGAAAGCGCCGCGTGAGAAGCGGTCTGGACTGTACACGGCCCCGAGCGTCCGCCCGCCCGAGGTCTTGAAGTAGGGACCCGAGCTGTCCCGCGGAGCCTGTGCGTAGGTTGCGAAGGACTGCATCTCCGTCTGCATCTCGGGGTAGATCGCCTTCTGCAAGTCGACGTTGAACTTCTTGATCGCGCAGGCGTTCGCGACGCGCAGGATCAGAAGCCGCGTGTGGATCTCCGGAACCGGGATCCTCGTCTGAACCGTGTCGCCGGCGGCGAACGCGCTCGAGACCGCCGACTCCAGAGTCAGCTCGTGCAGCCGCACTCCAGCCTGGACGGTCGACGGAACTGAGTAGACCACGCGGCGAACGTTCCCGATCTTCGTGTCCGTCGCTACCGAGGTTCCCGTGACCTCGATCTCCGCGTTGACGTACCGACCCTCCTCCATGAAGGACAGATCGCCGAGATCCTGATTCGCGACGAGCGTCGTCGGCAGGAAGAACTTCGTCGTGCTCGGAGCGGTGTGGGCAACCGTGAGCGCGACCTTGAAGACCGGCGGGGGCAGCGCGGCCACTTCCAGCAGGTAGTCGTTCGGCGTCGCGTTGACGTTCCACATGCGGAAGGTGTGATTGCCTTCCCAGCTCCAGCCGGTGCGACGCGTCGTGTCCGTCTTCGGAACCTCCTCGCGGAGCTGATTCGCCGTCGAGGTCCACATGTAGGGCGAGAACGTGCCCTCGAGCGCCGCGTCCGTGGGCTGGCGCACGTAGACCTTGACGACCTTCTCGATCCAGGTCGGGAGGCGCCACTCGTAGGTGCCGTTGAACAGAAGTCGAGCGTCCGCCGTCTTCAGCGCGACGCCCATGTTCGACCACTCCTGGTTCGAGAAGATCATCGTCCGGTACATGCCCCGGATCTGCTCGTCGACCGAGCGAATGATCTCCTGGTCCGAGTAGGTCCGAGACGCGACCGGAGCCGGGTCGTCCACCTGGTCGCGGATGCGCTGGAGGATCTGCTCGGTGTTCACGGACTGCTACCGCTCCACTTCTTCGCGTGATCACGCAGGAACCGCTGGTGGTTCGTGTTCTCCAGGTCGGACTGCTTCACGCGGCGCCGACGGATGTAGCCGGGGCCGAAGGTCTGCCGGATCCCGTTGTGGCGGGCCGAGAGGTCTTCGTGCAACTCGTTGCAGGCTTCGGCGAACTCTCCGTGCCGCTCCTTCTCGCGTCGCTCCGCTGCGTCCTCGGCGATCTTGGCAGCCTCGGCGGTCGGAACGCTCGCCCTCCCGAGTCGCTGGAGGATCGGCTCGACCGGGAGCGGGTCGCGGTACTCGCCGTTCTCGCCCTCCCAGTAGAAGCATGTGAGCCAATTTCCTTGGTTCGGAGCCCACTCGACGACTCTCCAGCGTCCGGGGCGCTCGGCTGGACAGTCGCGCACGTAATCCCACGCCTTGCGGCTTGGACTCCACCAGAGCGACAGCCGAGAGTCGAAGCGCTCCAACCGGCGACGGCATTCGTCAACGGCTGAAGCTGGAGACCAGATCGGGTCGGGAGGTCTGAAATTGAACGAGCGCCACTGAGCTGTTCCCTCTTTCAGTCCGTGGATCCTCATGCGATACTTCCGGAAAGCAAGGTGCCCCCGCGACGATTGGGTCGTCCGGGAGCGTGGCACCGGAACAAGGAGCGTTCGCGATGCAGACGCAGATTACCACGCCTCCCTCGAAGGAGTGCGTCCATTGTGGCTCGACCTTCTTTCGCAGGGCTACGTGTCGAGATGGGGATTGGACCAGACAACGTTTCTGCGGAAACGCCTGTGGGGCGCGCGGTCGACGCAATCATCCCAGGACGACGCTCGCAGAACGTTTTTGGAAACGTGTCCGGAAGTCCGAAGCTCAGAATGGGTGCTGGATCTGGATCGGGAGGCTGAGCGACAGCGGCTACGGAATGATCGACAGGGGGCCAGCAGACGCCAACCAGACCGGCGCTCACCGCGCGTCCTGGGAAATCCACCGCGGCCAGATTCCAAACGGGATGTGGGTTCTTCACAATTGCCCCGGAGGGGACAACCGCGCCTGCGTTCGACCAGACCACCTCTGGCTGGGTACCGTTGCGGATAACAACGCGGATGCCGTCAGGAAGGGCGCCAACCGTGGAGCTATCGGAACGGCCAACGCGAGCGCGAAGCTCGACGAAATGAAGGTTCGCGAGATCCGCGCTGCGTATGCCGCCGGCGACGTGGCGCAGTTGACCCTTGGGAGACGCTACGGCGTCAGCCAAGAAGTCATCAGCCGCATCGTGCGTTTCCAAGCCTGGACCCACGTCCCTTAAACGCCTCCTGCGGACGGGTCGATCATCGCCGTGATGTGCCCGTGGCCCGTCGTCGGGGTCACGATGTTCACCGACGCCGCGAGGATGTTGTACCGGGCCACGCCCGAAACGATGTCCGACGCGGTGAAGGTCGGCTGGGTGCCGATCTGGTTGGTGTCCGAGACGGAGAGGACCGCGCCCGCCGCGATCTTCGCCAGCATCGGCACGCGAGGGGCCACGAGGCTGTACCCGAGGCTCACCGTGTCGCCCGCCGCGGGAGTGCCCGTCATCAGGACGATCTTGCACCCGGTGATCCGCTTGTAGCAGAGCGTCGTCTGTTGCGTTCCGGTCGCCACGTAGACGAGCGTCTCGCTCACGGCCTCGTTGAACTGGTTCAGGCCCGAGATCAGCAGCGACAGGGCCGTGATCGGCGTGCCGCCCATCGTCACGGTCACGAAGAGCGACTGGCACGTCTTCATGTAGAACGCGGCGAAGCCGGTCGGGGAATCCCCCACGACCTTGCCGTTCAGCGTGCCCGCGTTCAGGTGTTCGGTTGCATCGGTCGGCTGGCACTTCAGGTCCCACCAGGAACCGCTCAGAGTCCGCAGCGCACCATCGACGTTTCGAGATCGAATCATTGGATAGTTCCCCCCGCGTCAGCACGCGGATACTGGGTTGAGTTGAGAGGAGTGAGGGGGCGAGCAACACGCCCGCCCCCTGTCGAACGATCAGGCCGAGAGGTCCACGAGGTTGAACCCGACGCGCTGGCGAACGCCACGCACGACGAATTGCTGGCTCGAGACGTGGCCCATCCAGTACGAGTCCTTGTCCTGGAGACGCTCCCAGGCTCCGACGCCCAGGTAGTTCAGCGGCTTCAGCGGCTCGGTCTCGTACACGGCCAGTTCACCGAGGTTGATCCCCTTCACGCGGTTCGCGTAGGCGAAGCGATCCTTCACCCAGCCGACGCCGTTGAACGAGAGCAGCTTGTGACCACCGCGCAGCTCCAGCGTGTCGTTGAACCGCTTATCGCCGGTCAAGAGCTTCACGTAGGAGTTGTAGGTGGCGTACCCCGAGTAGAGCAGGTCGATCTGCGCGTTGTTGCGCTCCTCGGCATCCGAGAACGCTTGCTGGAGGAGTTCCTCCGAGAGCGCCCTCGCACCGGAACCGCCGTTGTCGAGCACGACCGCCTGGTTCCACTTGTAGCTGGCCGTCGCCGGGTTCCCCTGGAATCCCGCGGAGGCCAAGCTCGTCGTGGTCTGGTCGTAGGTGCCCGTGTGCTGGTTCCACGCCGTCGCCGTGCCGAGGCCAGCCGTTCCCAGACCGTCGAGGACACCCGAGTCCCCGAAGATTCCCTCGATGCCCATGATCTCGGATCGCCGACCCGAGGACCGCGCATCCGTGTTCGCATCGGCGCTCACCCGAACGATCCAGTCGGCCGCTGTGAGACCCGTGATGGACGCCACCGTGACGGCAGCGCCACCGGGAGTCAGAGCGATCTGGATGTCCGTCGAGTTCACGACCGACACGATGTAGAACCCGTTCGTGCCGCCCGAGTGCGCACGGAGAGCGTCCGTGCCGGGGATGGCGAAGCCGATCCGGTCTCCGACTTCCAGGTAGATCGTCGGTGCGGTGAGACAGGTCGCCGCCCCTTCGATCGACTGGTTGATCCGGAGGGTGAAGGTCGAGGCCGAGCCGCTCGCGTACTCCGCGAGGCGACCCGAACCGTCGTTCTGCACCATCCGGTTGTAGTCGACGGCGATGTCGTCCATCTGCCCTTCGACTTCCATCGGCTCGATCGGCATGAACGCCCCGCCGTTGGTCTTGCCACGGCGCAGGAGTTCGCCCGCGATCTTGATCCGGCCCATGTAGGTCCGGGTCTCGGTGAAGCACGACGCGAGGCCCTGAGAACCCGGGTCGGGCAGTTGCCCGTCGGGTCGGATGGCGCCGCGTCCGGTGTTTCGCGTGGTCCGCGTGGGCCACACGATGAAGCGCCCGCTGGTCGTCTCCTTCGCGACCTTCTCGACCATGTTCCAGAGAACGGTCGAGTTGTTGCGAGCGTCGGCGATGAACGGGAGGTAGAAGTTCGTGAGTCCGTGGTTCGCGTAGGTCGCCGCGGTGCCGAAGCCCGACGTGAAGCCGTCGAAACCTGCACCGGGTGAGTCTGCGCTGTCGATTCCAGCCATGTGAGTAGCTCTGTTGTCGTGAGGTCAGCGAGCGCGGCCGATAACTCCCAGGAACTCCGTCATCTTCCGTTGGAACGTGCCGTCGCGGAGGGCCTTCTTGGTCCCCCATCCGTCGGGGTTCGCGGTCGTCATTTCAGGAGTCCCGCCCGAGGTCGGGGCGAGGGGCATCTCTGCGGCACGCTGCTGTCTCGTGTCTCGAACCTGAGTGACCTGCGAGGTCAAGATCGCGGCCATTCGACCGTGAATCTCGCTCGCATGGTCGGCCACGGCCACATCCGGCTGACCGGCGTGCAGCCCCGCGATGGTGAGCTTCGCGAGTTCGCGTGCCTTCTTCCCGACCTCCGTACTCGTGTCTCGGAAGATCGGGTAGGCGTCCAGGGCAGCTTCGATCTGACGATCGACCGACTCGACCTGTTGGGTCGCGGTCATGTTCGCCATCCTGGCTGCGAGTTCGCTGACTTGGCGCTCGAGACGCGAAGTAGTCGCGCTGGGAGCACCTTCGCCTCCGGACGGTAGGCCGGAATCACCATCATCCTGTGCGGAGTTTCCTGGCAGCTTCACGCGCCGCCCCAGTTGCTTCTCCGCGAACTGTTGCATCTCCAGGATCGCACCCTCTGGATCCGTGGCGATCTTCGCCTTGATCCGTCGAGCGAGGTCCACGTCGGCCTTGTGCTCGGTCAGGATGCGGTTGGCATCCGCCAAGCGGTTCTCCGCAGCCGTCTGCGTCTGGTAGGACGCGCGCAGCTTGGAGAGGGGCTCCTGTCGCGGTTGCCGATCCACCACGACCTGAACCAGAGTGTCGTCGCTGATTGCCGGCGCGGGAGCAGGTTGGCTCGCCGCGACCGGAACTGTCGGGGCCGCAGTAGGCGTCCCGTTCGGTTGGTCAACCATTGGTCAGCACTCCTTCCTGGCGAGCCTTCGCGAGTTTGGCCTCGTTCTCGGCTCTCCAGAGATTCGACGATTCGGTCGGAAGGTCGAAGGCGCGGGTCATGCCCTCGATCTTCAGCCGCTTCAGATCACGCGGCTGTTTCCAGATCCACCGTTTGTCGGGGATCCAGAGTCCGCGGTGCGGGTCCTGCCACTCGTAGTGCAGGCGCGCACCTTCGATGTTCATCATCAGGCAGACCTGGCAGAGAATCTCCTGACCGCGCCAGACGGTGTTGGCGTCCTTCTTGTAGCGCGCGTACCAGTCGTCATCGCCGACGACCGACCCGGGCCGCTTCGTGAAGTAGACGCCGTGCGGAGGAGCCGGCCGGCCACCGACCATGTGGATCGGCGTGCGGCACTTCAGGAAATAGATGTAAGTCGCGGAGTCGGCTTCGTCGCGCTCGGAGCGGATCTTTTCCTCAGCCAGGCGGTTGTTCTCGAACTCCGAGGCCGCGTCCCACGCATCTTGTTCGTTCACCCCTTCGATTGGAATCAGGGCGACGGCGTAGGCGTCTCCCTTGCCGGGCTCCTTCGCCCTCGTGATGGCCGCCCGCGTCGACGCCGCTTCTCGGATTGCGTCAGCCGCGGCGTTCACAAGCTCTGGACCCCTGATATCAGGGGCGTCGAGGAGCTCTTTCTTTCTCAGCTCATTCTCTTCCTTGGTCAGATCCTTCGCAGGCATCGTCACTCCTTCTCCGGCGCAGTAGGGCCGGCTAAATGCTTCGATCTCGACTTCCACGCAGCCTGGTACGCCGCGCTGCACGCCCTGTGCGTGTGTATCGACGGCCTTGTGGCGCTGTGCCACATTGACTCCCGAGGACCATTCTGCTTGCAGAGTCCACACTTGGTCCAGTCGGCGTGTCCAGATGCCCTGAGGGCGTCCCCCCTCATGTGGAGCAGTCTGTGAAATGCGCGGTCCTCGCAGATCACCAGATTCGACGGCCGGTTGTCCGACCTGTCTCCGTTGACGTGGTGGACCTCAACACCCTTTGGGATAGGACGCTGAAGCGCTCGGCTCGCAAGGAGTACGTGTTCGGCGATTCTTCCAGCGCAGTTTGCGTTTGGATGGCCCTTCGCTAGAACGCTCACGTATTCTCCGCTCATCACGATGCGGGCTGGCTCGCCCTACCCTTTTGGCCCGGAGACCCTTGCGTCATGGCGGCCATCTGTAGCTGTTGAAGCTGCTCTTGCATCAGAGCCTTCTTGTGCAGCGCCCCGTGCGCGACGATGATCGCCTTGGTCATGGGATCCAAGTCCCTGAATTGCTGACTGTAAGCGAAGTCGCGCACCACCGCGTACTCCTGCGCATGATCCTCCCAATCCATGATCGGATACCCGCCCTGCGCGTACTTCGCCGGATCGGCCATCATCTGCCGGATCTCGTTCTCCTGATTCTTCCGCGCCTTGAGCTTCGAGTTGATGAGGATCCCGTCGTCGTTGAAGTGCAGCGACGCCAGCACCAGTTCGCGGTCCTCCGGGTTCTCCACCGGGTTGACCGCGCCGATCTGGATCGCGTCCATCATCTCCTGCCGCTTGCCCGCGCTCGTCTCCATCTGTCCCGGCTCGCCGACGATGATGAGGTCGTTCGTGAGGTCCGCGCCGTGGAAGTCAATCCACTCGAAGGCTCCGTCGCGTCCGAGGAACCGAGCCGTGCGCTTCTCCGTGTAGAAGAGCTGGCCGAGTGCGAGCGCCGCGCGTCCGACATCCCGCGTCGAGCGAACCGCCTCGCGTGAAGTGACGGTCAGGGCCAGGTCGCGCATCTGCGTCATCTCCTGGATCGCGGCACCCGAGCGCATCTGTCCGGGCAGCTTCGTGCCGTCGACATCCGACTGGCTCGCGACGGCCAGGAGATCCTGCTGGCAGATCATCCCGATGTTCGTGACTTCGGGCGGGAGAACCGGAGCCGCTCCGTACACCGGAGGCCGCGACATCGGGCTGATCTCGTAGACCCCGCCCGGCGCGATCGTCATGTTCTTCACGTCGAGGCCGCTGTTCGAGTCGATGTAGGTCGGCGGTCGACCGAACACGCGCAGGAACTCGAGCACGCACGAGCGCGACTCGTTCAGGTTGTTCTGGGGACTCGTCAGATCCTCCACGAGCGAGGATCCCCAGAAGCGGCCCGGATGCGGCGTCCAATCCTGCTTCACGACGGGCAGGTGCGACGCCGCGCTCAGATCGCCGACGTGGGGGTTGTTCCCGTCGACCACGACGCGCCCGCCGCAGGACACGACGCGCCGGCCCTTGGGGTACTCGCTCGACGGTCGCTGCCAGAGCTCGACGTGCAAAGCCCGTTCGTTTCGCTTGTCCTCGGGCGTGTACCACGAGAAGGGCGATCCGCCGTTGGACTGGCCGAAGAACGCGATGGCCTCCTCGTAGTTCTGCAGACCGATGCCCGCCTCGCTCGTCTGGATGTCCTCGATGTCGAGGTTGTAGCGGTCGGCCAGCACCGAGCGGTCCATGTAGTGCTTGAATCCGATCCACTGGCATCCGTCGATCGACTTGTCTCGGCTCGTCCAGTCGTGGTAGACGGCGAACGGGTTCTCGACGGTGATCCGCACGTCGCCCGCGGAGATGTCTTGGAAGAGCCCCTCGCGGTCCTTCTCGCGCATGTCCGCGTCGGACAGAATGATCTCGGGCACGACGTTCTTCGTCTGCTTCGAGTCGAGGTAGAACCGATCCGGTTGGCCGGCGAGCGGATCGAACGCGATTCGGTAGAACCCGCTCCCGCAGATCGCCGACCATTCCGTGCAGAGCAGGTGCAGTCGGTAGTCCCAGTCGTTGAGCTGCCGAATGTGATCGAACACCTTCTCGCTGGTCTCCGCGATGTTACGGTGGCGCATCGAGGGCGTCTTCGGGACGGCCTTGAAGCGCGCGTTCACGTTGCAAACCTTCGCAACCGCGCGAATCACGGCGCTGCGAGTGAGGTTGACCTGGTAGATGACCTTGTGCTCGGGGATGTCGCCGCTCGCGTCCCACACTCGCCCGTCCGCGATGTAGAAGCACTGTTGGCCCGAGAAGTAGGCCATGTTCTTGATCCAGCCTTCTTCCATCCGCATCCGCTCCATGCGGATCCCGTTGGGGTCGATCCGCTTCTGGAGCATCTCCAGCGTCGCGGACTCGCGGGTGGAGGGCGGCTTGCGCATCAGGCTTCGCAGTCCTCGGGCACCGGATCGACGCCAGCCTCGGGCGAGAAGAGGTCGCTAGCAAGCGTTCCGGCCTCAGTGATGTGCAGCACGCCACCGTTGCCGTCGGACGACTTCTCCAGGATCGTGGCCCAGCCGCGCTCGACCAACTCCTCACGGATCTGCGTCGGGATGTAGAACGTGCCGCTAGCCTCTTCGTCGTCGTAGCGCGTCGCACCGTTCAGGTTCAGCCGGAAGGCGCACAGCCACGTCAGCAGGATGTCGTCGCGGATCTTCACTGGGCTCGCCGCATCGGGAACTTCGGTCCCTGTCCCGCCTCGGCCTGGAGCTTGTCCCGCTGCGCGTCGGTCGACTCCATCATCCCGGCCATCGACTGTGCCTGCGGGTTGCCCGACAGCGCCATGATGCACTTCATCTGGTCGCGGCTCTGCGTCTCCATCCGCGCCACGAGCTTCCATCCGAGCAGCCCCGCCCCGACCGCGCAGATCAGCATCGACAGCACCGGGATCGCGCAGCAGAAGAAGAGCACGAGGATCGTCGCCCACTCGAATCCGCTCAGGTTGCTCATGCTCGCCTCTGGAACCTCCGTCGCGTCCCTTCCTGGTTTCGCTGCATCGCCCAGTACCGCTCCGATTCGTTCGAGGGCCGGGGCTTCTCGGTCCGAAGCTGGCCGGCGACCCATGCCGTGTCGCGCGTCATCAGAGCAACCCCGTAGGCCATTACAAGGTCGTCGTGGTCGTCCGAGACCATCTTGGGAGCCCCGATCCGGCCCATGCCTGTCTTCGGCTTGTCCCACCTCTGGGCGCGCAGTTCTTCGATCAGTTCCGTCGCCGGAATGTCGCAACCGTCGTCGAGAGCTAGCTTTAGCCTGTCCAGAAGTTGCGGCTTCGTAATCGAGTTGGTGTGGAAGCCGAGGTCGTCAGTCGTGTCCCGGCTCGCCCGGTTGTACATCCGATTCCGGAATAGGTTCTGGTAGCCGGTTGCGACCGCTGCGTGCGCCGCGCTCAAGCCGTGCGCGCTCGGGAACGTCTCGAAGCTCAGGAGCGCCGTCCCGAAGTACCAGCCCAGTCGCGCGCAGCACTTCCCCCATGGAATCGCCGGGGTGTGGTCTCGCCACGTTGCGACGACGGCACAGGTTTCGGCGTCGATGACGACCGCCGCCGCGAAGTCGCCGTCCGGTCCGCCGCCGGAAGCGTCCGCGCCGATGACATAGGCGCGGCCCTGTTGCGGCTGGGTCCAGATCCGCAGCTTGCCGTCACGCGAGGGCGACAGGCGGTAGCGGTTGGGCTCCTGGAGCGGCACGGGCTCCGATGCTGCTACTGCGCCGACGCTCCGTCAAGCGAGGATGCCGCGGGCTCCTCAAGGGCGCCCGACCAGACCGGCTCGGATGCCCTTCTCGCGTACCTCTCCAGAATGTCCGGGGAGAACACGCGATTCCCGGTCGACATGAAGGCAACGCTCGGGCGCGACGGGTACTCCTGATTGAAAAGATTCACGTCGTTGTGGATCTCTGGGTCGGCAATTTTCGCGCGACGCCAGGCCAGTTGATCGTATCCGACGTTGCGCCACCCGACTCCGCGCTCGAAGTACCGCTGTGTCAGGAGCCATCTCTCCTCGTCATCGAGCGTCGCCTCGATCTCAGCAATCATCGCGGCGCTTGGTTGCTGCCCGCCGCCGTAGGTTTTGGAATAGAAATACTCCTCGTGTTGTTGCCACGCGAAGAACTCCGACGCCCACTGAAACGTCCTCGACCGAAGCGGAACGTCCTTCTCGGCCCATCCCGCCCACCAGTTGTCGCGGAACAGGCCAACGTCTCCGTTCGCGGTCGACTCGTCGAAGCCGTAGGTCCACGGCTCGCTCGGTAGCGAAGCGAGGATCGACGGGTACTTGAGTTCGGCCTCGACGAAGTGCGCGGACTCCGACAGGTGAACGAACCCGCGAGTGCCGCCCATCCCGGGTCGATCGACTTCGGACGAGGTGATCTCGATCAGTCCGTCGATCGGAGCCGCCCACGCAAGCTGGTATTTGGCCTTGGACGACATCTTGAAGTCGAAAAAGTCGTCCTCGGCCGTGGTCTTCGGCATCTTCCGCCGCGCCGTGTTCGCGATGCGGAGGAGAAGTTCGGAGCGGTCCTTCGTGTCCGCGCAGATCAGACCGCGCTTGTTCTTGCCGCGGAGGATCGTCTCGAACATCACCGCCTGGATGTAGGTCGAGAAGCCCAATTGCCTCGCCTTAAGTATGCCGATGCGAACCGGAATCCCCGCTCGTTCCGCACGCAGGATCATCGCCTCCAGTCTCCGCTGCGCGCGATTCAGCACGAGCGGTCGAAGGTTGCCCTTCTTGTCGACGATCGTGAAGTACGTCTCGATCCAGCGTCGACGCGAGAGCTTCCGGCCCGACTCGTCGCTGTAGAGACCCGTCTCGCGGTTGAACAGGCCCGAGAAGTAGTAATTCTGCGCGAGCTGCTTGTCCTCGCCCGCCTTCGTGTTCGCGTCGAGCGAGACTCGGCCGACTTCCTCTGCGGTCGGCTCAGACACTTTCCATCCACCGCTTCACGGTAGGAGTGCTGACGCCGAGCTTGCGCGCGATCTCGAGCGGAGTCTTCCCGGCCCGGTTCATCTTCACGGCGACCGGAGCGAGCTTCTCGCGCCGATCGTGGAGGCTCTCCAGGAAGTTCCCGCCCTGTCGGTGACGCGACGCGCATCGGTTACAGCCGATTCGAGACTTGCCCTTGTAGAGCACGCGCGTCTTGGGTTCTGCTCCACAGGCGAAGCACTTGCCGCGGATGGGCTTGGTCTTGGTCATGGGCTGATTTGCATCTGCGCGACGATCCCAGCGTCCTTGCGCATGTCCGTGATGGCTTCGATGAACAGAGCCGCCTGAATCCACTTCTGGCGGTTCGCGGGATCCATCTTCGCGGCGAGAGCGCAGCCTGCGTGCGAGTGCGTCGAGTCTCCCGTATTCCCCTTGCCGCCGTCGATCGTAGGACGCGGAGCTCCGCCGCGGTTCGCGACCCAAGCGTACTGAGGTGGGCCATGATTTCCGTAGTACGGCAGCATCGGCGCTTCGATGTAGAGCGCGTCCGCCCAGCGCAGCGGGTTCGCGATCGGACGGTTCCCCTGGATTCCGCACCCGATCGCTCCGTGCTTCTCAATCGGCACCTCGAAGGCGTGTGCGAGGTCGTAGGTCGGGTCGTACCAGACATCGTTCGGGTTCGGCTGACGCCAGCAGCGCGAGAGGATCCCGTTCGGCATCGAGCCGGTCTCGGAGAACTCCGCGTACATCCGGCACCAGTTGACGTTTTCGGTCGCACCGGCTCGCTTCACGCTCTGCGCGATCAGGTACGCCGTCCACCCGAACTGCCGGCCCGTGTCCATGCCCATGAACCCGGTGTGCGGGGCGGCGGCGACCACGGCGAGGTTGTGCCGCAGCGACGGAGGCACGTAGTTCGGGTTCGTGACGTGCGGCCCGATGTCGGAGAGCTGCAAGCGCATCTGCGCGGCCACGCTCCGCAGCATCCGCTTCACCGCGGGCGAGTCCGTCATCTCCGAGAGCGGGATCAGGTCGCTCCACCCGCGAACCGAGTGGCCCGCGTCGTAGGGCATGAGGAGCGGATCGGGATGCTGCGCGACGCCGATGAACTCGGGCAGCCAGCCGTTGTTCGGATCGCCCGTCCCTTGCTGGTACATCGGACCCGGATCGCCGTAGAACTCGGCGGTGACGATCGCTCCGGTGTTTCGATCGTATGCGTGCCACCAACGCTCGTGCCCGCAGCACGCCTTGATCCAGTGGTACGCGGGCGATAGCGGCGCGTTCTCCCAGCCGTAGTAGAAGAAGACGTTCGACCCGCCCTCGGCTCCGCGGTTGGTGATCCCGTCTGGAGTCCACCCGTCGCGCGGAACGAAGATCCCCTCCTGTGAATCCTCGACCTGCCCGATCGCGCCCGGAACGGAGAGGATCTGCTGGTAGCGAGCGAGCCATCCCGCGATCTTCGACGCTTCCTGCGCGGCCTGAGTCGCCGTGAGGTTCGGCAGCGGCAGGTTGCACGGACCGTAGGCAGCTCGACCGCGGCGCCACCGAGTCGTGAAGTACGGCATCTTCGCTTCGCGTTGCGCTTCCGCGGCTAGGTCGGGCCGATTGCTCGGGTACATCGCGACGCGGCGAATCGACTCGTGCATCGGGTACCAGACGCTCGGAAGTGCCCGGTAGCAGTCGTACACCATCGTCCAGCCGGTCGGCGGCTCGATCGTCACGGTGCAGGGGAACGCGCCTCGGGCCTTCTGTCCGCGCACGATCCCGGCGTTGTGCAGTCCGACCTCGTGGACGACGACACCCGATGCGGTGCTCTTCGTCGCAGTCCAGCGATCCGGCTCGTTCGTTCCGCCGACGATGATCGGCGTCTCGGACCAGGGAGCGCCGGCGGCGATGGTGGTGGGGACGTGGATCACGACACGATCTCTATGCGGCCCGCTGCGGCCATCGACCAGAACCTTTTCGCGACCTTCACGGCGTCGATCTTGCGCGAGTACATCTGCTTGGTTGAGGACCAGAGGATCTTCTTCCCAGCGTAGATCGTCGAGGTCCAGAACTTCCCGGTCTTGTGGATCACGATGCGATGCGTCGGCTTCATGGGGCTCCTACGCTGCACTCGGCGTAGGCGGGAACGGAATGTCCATCTGCCCAGCGATCCGAGCGATCTCCTCGTCGAGCCGCTGCGCCGCGTGCCCGCACCACGCCGCGAGGTCACCCGACTCGTCCCGCTCGACGGCGCGCAGGATCCGCATCGCGCGTTGGAGCTTTCCGGCGAGACCACCGGCTGCCACCGCGACGCGGCGAGAGTGCGCGCCTTTCATCGCGGCGAGCTTCTTTTCCTGGAGGGCGATGCGCTGTTCGAGGGTGAGGATTGTTCGTGCCATGCCCACGGTGTAGACACCCTCTACCCTACAGTCCAGAGGAATCTGGAGAATCCCGAAGGTGGGAATCGCTGGGCTGGCTACTTGACTCCGGGTAGTGCGGTTGGGTCAAGTAGGGACGGCCTCGGGGGGGACGATCCCCCGGGCGCCACCCGGTACGCAGGAGACTTCACCTCCCATGCCCGAGTCAGACACGACCGTAGGAGAATCAGCCCGGCTTCGCAAGCTCGGGCTGAGAATCAAGGGCCGCAGCTACTCCGACCGGAACCGGATGCTCCTGGAGATGGGGTTCGCGTCCTACGCGGCCTATCTGCGCAGCCAGCTCTGGGCGAGCATCCGCCGCAGGGTCTACGAGATCAAAGGCGGGTGGTGCTACCTGTGCGGCCGTCAAGCAACGGAACTGCACCACAACCGCTACCACCTTGCCGACCTGGAAGGACGACGCCTCAGGTACATCAGCCCTATCTGCCGAGGCTGCCACCACGGCATCGAGTTCGACGGACACAGGAAACTCGGAGTTCGCGAGGCGTCCAAGAGATTCAGAATGCGGCGTTCCGCCGGCCGTTCCGCCAAGCCCCCGTAGGCTCAAAATCGCGAGGGGCAAGGCCACCCGATGCCCCCGAAACAACCTTGGGTGACAGGGCCAGCCGGAAGGCCAGGGATCGAAGGTCGGAAGCGTGAGAACGTGGGAGTGGTCACGAGGCCGCTCGGGTGGCCCGACTCGAAACAATCCACCCAGGGGTCCCCTTTCCTGTCTCCCGCCTGGGGAGGAGGGAGGGGTCTGGACCAGGAACTCCTGCCGCTTCTTGAGGGCGAGCCCCTAGGCGAAGCCCGCATCCGATTCCTGATCCAGAGCGAAGCGACCCCATGTACCCAAACCCGAGGCGAAGCCGAAGGGACTGAACCCCATGACCTCCACGAAGACCGAACGCCGTGTCTGTGCCCGCCTGGCCTGTTCCAAGCTCCTGCACCGCCGCCTGGCCGAAAAGAACCGCGCTTGGGAGAAGCGCCGCTTCTGCTCGAACTTCTGCAACTCCCGCTGCAACGGCTGGGGTCGACGCGAGCCGATGCGAGAGGCTCAGCTCGGAGTCGCGCTGTGACTACCACGACCACCCAGCGCCTCTGTGCCCGAGCCGCCTGCAAGCGACCGATTGTGCGCAACTACCGCGAGTCGAGCCGAGACTTCAACCGACGCCGGTTCTGTCGCGACTCGTGCAACGTGAAGTGCCATCCCTGGAGACGAACTATGGATGCTGTGAGGACCCCATGAAGCACCGCGAACTCCACTGGATCGTATGCGACCCTTCCTCCGCCGGTCTCGACCCAACCGACCACCGCGTAGCCTGCGGTCGCTACTGGGTCTCGAGCGCCATGCGAACCCACGACTGGACCGCCGTGACCTGTCGCAAGTGTCTCGTCCTGGGTGCCGAGTTCTTCACCGGCAAGAAGCGCCGCTGGAAACACCTCAGCGCGGTCGCGGCAACAGCGGTCGTGCTGCCACACTCGCACCGGGAACAACCAGCCCCGGTAGTCCATTTCCCGGAGCGGGTCGTGGTGCCATTCGCTCGGCGTGTCGTTTCGAACGAGCCCGCTCGCGCCGGTCCTCCGCGGCCATCCGCTCCTCCATCAGCACAAGTTTCGCCAACGTCCGAGTCGCGTCGGCGCGAACCTTTCCATTTCCGTGCTGCAATAGCGACGCAGAAGAAGCCTGCACCAACGCCTTCATCTCGTCCGCCGTCGCGTGCTGCCCACAACGGATCCGAGCTCGCACGCGCTCGATCAGAGCCAGAACGATCTCATCGGGCTTGAACGGCATCCGAGCCGGCAACCCAGCCGCGACCGCAACGTCCGAGAACTTCTTGTTCTCGAACTGCACCGGGTTCGTCACGTCCGCCACGGTCTTGTGGCGACGGTCGTTCACCCACACGAGGCGTCGATCGCTCGTGCCGGGGTAGCGGCGCTCGTAGTGGCCGGGCATCAGAACGAGTCCAGATAGTCCCGGAACGCCAACTCCTGCGCAGTCCACGCCGGCTTCATCACTCCGCACCGATGGCAGGCCACGCGCAGATCCGTCACGCCGTCACTCCGGAGAGGCCGAACCCACGAGGTCGCGTGGCCGCGGACGAGGCAAATCAAGCGAGCGAAGAGGCGCTTCACTTCCCTTCCGGCCTCTTATCGAGACCTCGCTCCTTAAGCATCGACTCGATGTCATCAACGTGCAGGCAATCGCACAGGCACGCCGTGGTGTTCGGGATCATCGCGACGCCGCCGTTGCAGTAGTCGTTGCCCGGGACCGCGCTGTGCAGCACTCCGAAGCCCGTGACCTTGCTGTCGCTGATCCCGAGCTGGATGACCTTGTCGCCGTTCTTCGCCTCTCGCACATTTCGGTAGTGCATGGCTATTTTCCTTCGTATTGGATCCTGGCTCGTAGTTCGGACTGGTACCCGCTCGTCCATCGACGATCGGGCCACAGGCATGGCGGGTAGTCCTGCCGTGGCCTGACGATGCTCTCGCTCCGCTGGGAGAGCCTCAGCAGTTCTTCGTTCGGACGAGAGAGATCAACTCCGTCGACGCGTAGTCTCGGGCGGAGATCAACGCCATCAACTTCGAGTGTCACGGCACGACACCTCAGAAGAACGTCGGCTTCGCGATCGACCGCGTGAGAGCCATCAAGCCCTCCTGCAGGTGCGTCGCTCCGATCGACACCCAACGCTGATCCGGGAACGGACCTGGGGCGTCTTTCATCTCAGGGGGCGGCTTCGAGTCACGGAGTTTCGCCACGAGCTCGCCGAGAGCGACGCCCTGCGCCTTGATCTCGTTCATCAGGTCGATCTCGCTCTGGTCCAGCTCGCGGTACCCAGCGATCTTGCGGTGCTGATTCTCCATCACCCGCCCCTGGATCCACTCGCCTGCGACCGCGGACCACCCTTCGGACCGCTCTTCATGCCCGCGCCCCCCTTGACCCGACCCGCACCGGCATTCCCAGCCACCGTCCCCTTCGCAGGACCCTTCTGAGCATCGCCTGAACTGCCACTCTGCTGCGGACTCCCAGCCATCGCACACCTCCGAACCAGCCCGGACCATCCCGGACAGAGGTGAAGCTACACCCGGCACTCTGTAGGATCCAGCCATGCCCGCAAGGAAGAGATCGCCCGAGGAGAAGCGTAAGGAGCGACTGCGGTGGAAGAGGACTGGAGGCCGGCGAGCGGCACAGGTCTACCGCGCCCTGAAAAACCAGCCGTGCCGGGACTGCGGAGTCCAATACCCGCCACACGTCATGCAGTTCGACCACCTACCGGAACATCGAAAACGGCGAGACGTGAGCGACCTCAGCACTACTGGGCAGATCCTCCGCGAAGCCGCCAAGTGCGAGGTCGTCTGTGCCAACTGTCACGCCGAACGCACCTTTCAGCGCCTCGTGCGCGCGCGTACAGGTACCAGCGCCGGAGAAACTCGCCGTCCTGAGCAGGGTCTGTTCGACCTGACCTGATTTTTCTCGGACGAGGAGTCGATCATCTCCCTGATGGCGGGTGGCCGAGACCCCCGGTGGACCCCCCCCAGCCCCTTTGGCTCGCGACCTGCCATAATCGCATCGGCTCGGGCAGCGTCAGCGCGTCCCGAGCATCACCGAGGCGGGCCTGGAGGATCGGGGCGAGGAGATGCGCTCGGTGGCGGGGCGGCACTGGTATATCGAGGAAGGGCGAGCGGCTGGGGAGGAGCGGGGAGCGGGGTGGGGAGGGAGGGTCAGCCCAAGCCGCAGGAGTGGGAAGCGTTCCGGGTCCAGTCCGAGCTATTCACGTGAGGGTAGCACGACGCTGCACGGGCGATCGGAAGGCGTCAAGGGTGTTCGGCCCGATTCAGAGCGCCCCGATCCTATCCCCGCGCCCCCAGTGTAAGCGTTATGTAGCTTCCTGGAAAGGGCATGACTTCCCCTTGCCGTCAGCCGTTCTAGTGTGTAGAAGCTGTCTACCGCCCGACGCGGCTCGTTCCTGGGCTGGCGAGGGTGATTCCTGGAGGATGTGATGACCGACACGAAGAGGATGACGCTCGCGGATGAGCTGCGGGCGCTGAGCGCGACGTTCCGGGACGACGAGGATGCCGTGGACCCGTTCCATGCGGCCGAGCAACTTCGCCGCGCCGCCGCCGCGCTGGAGGAGTCCGAGCGGATCCAGGCGATGGAGCCTGAGTCGTGGGCCGAGCGCGAGGGGCGCATCGCCTGGGAAGACCGACTCGAACGCGAGTACAAGGCCAGGCTAGATCGGCAGCAGATCGCCCTGGAAGCGAAGGACAAGGCGCTTACTGCTCTGCGCCAGATCGCAGAGACAACCGGCGGCAAGCCCGAGGGCCTGCGCGACATCGCTCGGCTTGCTCTGGCCGAGCATGACGATTCGATGGAGCGTGCGTCGTGAGACATCTGTTTCGTTTCTTCTGGATGCTCTCCAAAGACCTTCTGTCGCCGAGGCTGTTCTTTCGGGCGATCCTTCTTGGCCGACGCCATCCGCGCTTCTGGTGGACTTGGGCCGATTACTGGAGGGCGACCGCTGTCCGCGCCGCTCTCTCCGCCGGGGGTGCGTCGTGAAGCCTGACCCCATCTTCCCCGGCGAGCGCTTCGACGAGAACGCTCTGGACATGGACGCTTGGCGAGCCGACCAGGAGCGGATCCGGGTGCTCGAGGAGTCGGCCCATTCCCGGCTCGATCGCGCGGTGCTGCGGCTGTCCGCGCCGGCTGTGCCCTACCGAAGTGTCCTGGACGTGGAGGGATCGCCGGCTCCGTTCTGCCCTGTCCCGCTCCTCGACTTCACCCAACACGGGCGGAAGTGCGCCATCTGGAACGAGGGCGAGTGTGACTGTCCGGGCGAGTACGTGGAGGATGACGACGGCTGCCCGGTAGGCGAAGGGGTGATTCCAATGGCACACCCTAAACCCTGCCCGCACGCGACAACCTCACTCGGCCCCGTCTACGAATACTGCGAGGACTGCGGAGCGGTGCGCGTTCTGCCCGACCTGAAGCCGACCGATGCTCGCTGGCATTGGTGCGAGGCGTGTAGCCTCAATCGTCCCGCTGCTGTGCGCGCGGAGGCATCACGATGAGACCCGATGATCGTCCCACCGATCCGCGCCTGTTCCCGACGGAGCCCAACTTCACCGCGGACCTGGACGCGAAGGCGCTGGACGAGATCCTCCGCGAGCTGAACCGATTCAAGACGACAGCCGCGCAATCGCTCGACCTGATCGCCAAGGGCAAGCCCGCGATGTTGCCCGAGGACAACGCGAACCGGCTCATCAAGGCCGTGATCGTCGCCGTGCGTACCACGGGCCGCAAGGTCTGACCTTTCTTCATCCCACCACCAACCAGAAAGCAATCACGATGCCCAAGAAGAAGACCGCCCCCCACTCCAAGTTCGTCCTCGTCCGCACGTTCTCGGCTGGCGTCCATGTCGGCACGCTCGCAAAGCGCGACGGCAAAGAAGTCACGTTAACCGACGCTCGCCGAATCTGGCGCTGGTGTGGAGCAAACACGCTGCACGAGATATCGCAGAAAGGCGCTTCGGAAGACTGGACGCGGATTTCCGAGCCCGTCCCGACTATCGAGCTGACCGAGGCTATCGAGCTGATCCCCTGCTCCGCCGAGGCGCGCAAGAACCTGGAGCGTTCGCGATGGGGAGCGTAGGCGCTCTCGGCTATGGCGATGGCTCTGGCTATGGCTATGGCTGACCCAAGTATGTACCGCTCAATCGACAAGCCGACCGCCTCTCCCTCCAGGAACACCGCTTTCCCCACAGAGAGCGCGCGAGACGAGGGGCGGTCGGCCCTTTCCCCGAACCTGGCCGGGTGGGCCTTGTGGCTCTACGTGGGCCTGATCCTGGCCACGCTCGCCGCGCTGATCGTCCCGCCCGTCGTGCATTGGCTCGCGCCGTTGGTGAAGCCGTGAAGGCCCTTGGCGATGTTGTGTGGGTCCCGACGGCGCAGAGCGTTCCCGTCGTGGAGACGTGCCCGGACTGCCTTGGATCGGCACGCTGGCATTGTTCGCTGCCCAACGGAGAGGAGTTCGACGTTGAGTGCCCGCGCTGCTATCACGGCGGATTCAGTCCATCCGACGGCAGGATTCAGGAGCGATACGAAGTCGTCGGGAGGGCCACGAAGGGGACCATCACGCGCATCGAAGTGCGGGAGGGTGTCGTCGAGTATGGCACGACGAGCGGATACATCTACTCCGATGAAGACCTGTGTGAAGACGAAGCGACGGCGATTGCCCGCTCTGTAGTGAAGACGCGCGCATGGCATGACGCCGAGTTCAAGCGGATGGATGAGTACCGCCGCAGGAAGGGTCGACCGCGCAAGAATCGAGAGACCGGAGCGCGCGAGGCGAACGACATGGACTTCGGCGGAGGCTCGGCCAACTACGCGCGTGGAGAGATCCGCAGGAGCTTCAAGGAAGCCATCCGGTGGCGCGACTACGCGGAGCGCAAGGGCACGGCGATCGACCTGGCCGCGATGCTCGCCAATGCGATGGAGGGCAAGCCGTGAGCGACCCCGACGACATCCGCCGCGGGACGCTCAAGGTCGCCTGGAGCGATTCCGGCGCGGACCTAGGCGAGACCGTCTCCGCATCCTGCGCCCGCTGCTCGGGTGGCGTCGGGATGCTCTGCGACAAGTGCGTGCTCGAGGTCGCTGCTGCTGCGATCCGAACGCTCGAGGAGGCCCCAAGTGACCCGGCGTGACGCTATCGAGCTCGCCGTGGCCGTCGCCCTGATCGTCGCCGTCTACTTCCTCCTGACTGGAGCCCCATGAGCACCTTCGAGCCCGGCATCTACCACGACATGACCTTCGAGACCTACCTCGGCCTGGAGGCGTGGGGTTCGTCGTCGCTCCGAGCGATGCGGAAAGGTCCACCGGCCCGCGTGATATGGGAAAAGGGCGCTCCGAACGTGGACACCTCCGCGCGGCTGCTCGGATCCGCGGTTCACTGTGCGCTGCTGACTCCGCACCTGTTCGCAGACACCTACGTCGGCAAGCCCGAGGGGATGCGGTTCTCGACGAAGGAAGGCAAGGCGTGGCGAGACGCACACTCAACTCGGAAGATCCTGTCGTTCGAGGACTTCGCGCGGGTCGGGAGCATCGTCGAGGCCCTGCACGCCAAGGAGTCGGTCGCGAAGTCGCTGGACGGCGCCGCGTGCGAGCACTCGATCATCTGGCGCTGCCCTGGATCGGGCGAGCTGTGCAAGGGTCGCCCCGACTGGATATCGGAGAGCGACCACGCCATCTACGATCTCAAGGTGACGCGACACGGAGGAACGCGGTTCATGGCGATTCGAGCCTACTCCGAGGGATGGATGCACCAGCTCGCGCACTACCGCACCGGCGCGATGCTGAGCGGAGCCGACGTGAAGCGCGGGCGCCTGGTCGTCGTCGAACCGGATCCGCCGCACTTCGTCTGGACGCTCGAGGTCAAGCGGGACGCGCTGGATCTCCTGGAACTCGAGAACGGCGAGACGCTCAAGCTGATGCGGGACTGCCGGGTCGCCCACGCCTGGCCTGGAACGCCTGAGAACGAATGGACGAAGATCGAGCCGCCCGCGGGAACGCTGGACGGACTGGAGAGCGTGCAATTCATGGAGACCGCGGCAGAGCAACAAGGCGACGAACAGGGGGCATTCTGATGGGACGCCAAGAAGATGACGGCGAAGTGTTCGAGGGATCGTTCGACATGCTGCGGGACTCGACTTGGTTGTGCTCCGCAGACATTCCGTGGGACAGCGATACCGTCGTACAGGTCCAGGAGATCCGTAAGCACCGCAACCTCAAGCTGCGCGACGAGAGCAAGAGCGTCGCCGGCACGCTCCACTTCGTCGGGAAGAAGAAGTGCCTGCTGTTGAACGCTGGACACCGCGCCGTGCTGAAACGACTGTTCGGTGATGCCAAGGGCGCGCAGGGTCAATGGGTGGCGCTGTATGTCGATCCGGAGGTCTCAGCGTTCGGCCAGACGGTATCGGCGGTACGGATCAGAGCGAAGCGCCCCCAGCCGCCCAAAGCCACAGGGTCGCCGGCCGCGAGGCCCGCATCTTTGCCCGCGGAGTCGATCGACCGCCCGCTGACCGAAGAGGAGATGGCCGCGGCCGACGCCAAGCGCGAGAAGCTGGGTGGCTGATGGTCGCGCGCCGGATCTCCCCGAACCGACCGAGGCTGCTCGCGGCTGTGATGGCTGCTCGCGACCACGAGCTCGAGCGAGGCGACTCCCTGCGCCCCGACTTGCTCGAGTTCGCCACGTTCTGCCTGATGGTCGAGCTGACCGGAGGCAGACTTCACCACCAGCCCGTGCTGGATCCGTTCTTAATCATGCTGGGCGGCATGAGCAAGAAGTACCAGACGCCCGTGATCTGTCGTGCCTTGGCCGCTCTGGCCGAAGATGGAGTCCACCCGTGAAGTGTTTCGACCCGACCTGCAAAGTTCCGCACACCGCCGAGTTCGTGAAGCTCGAGTCCGACATGGAATCGTGCGGTGCGCACCTACCCGATGGCTGCGAGAGCATCATCGAAGGCGACGCCGCTCAGGCCCAGGGCTGGGCGCACGTCGATGCCACCTGGAAGTGCTGCTACTGCGACATCTACTACAGCGACGATGAGGCGCACCTGGTCTGCGAGAACTGCTCGGAGTCGGTGTGCTACGACTGCATCGACTACAACAACGTCTGCACGGGATGTCGCGAGAGAGCGGAGGAGCGTGCGGAAGTGAGGAGCTTGCGATGACCCTCGACCCCACGACCCGCGCGCTGATCGACGCGGCGCTGAATCTGAAAATCTACGCGCGACTCAATGGCAAGTACGAGGTCGAAGACCGTGATGATCTCAGGGAATTTTTCGGCGCACGCATGAACTACGTCGCCGCCCACAACACGCCCGACGCCCTGGAAGCCTCCGCCGCCCGATGCGCGGCGCTGGAGAAGGCTCTGCGACGGATTGCGTTCGAGCCGCAAGGGCCGGCCGATGCGACGCACGCCGAGGTTCTTTCGCGCGTTGAGGCGATTGCCAAGGAGGCACTATGAGAACTGTTCGGACGATATTCAACGAAGTCGCTGTCTGGCGCACGGAGCGGTTCGCCTGTCCCGGTTGTGGCAAGCGCCGCTCGCGGCGGGTGAAGTTCTATCAGACACTCAATCCATACAACATTTGGAGGGCGTCCGAGGGCGGCGATGGGCGGCCCAAGTCGCGCGAGAGAATCAGGGCTGAGATAAAGGCCCAGGCGGCTGCGTGGAAACCCATTTGCGCCGGATGCGACGCCGACGCGAAGGCGCGGAAGGGCGGTGCGGTGTGATCGACCACCCCGAAGCGGCGCGCGTGGCGGAGAATCTGCGCCACATAGGGATCAGCCTCAAGGCCAGCTGGGACGAGAACATCGTCCGCCGCCTCGACAGGCTCGAAGCCGCAGCGAATCCGAGACCGGAGCTATTCACGGACGCGCAGATTGCCAGCATCGAAGCGTTCGTCGGCGCGGGGGTTCACCGGCACCTGTCGGAGTTCCACGTCGAATCCCCCGCCCCCGCGCGGGAGAGCGCCTTCGCTTTCGATCCGAAGTCTCCAGCATTCGAGGCTGGGTACAAGGCCGGAAACGTGGTCGGTCGCGAGCGCGGGATCAGGGAGGCGCTGAAAATCGCGTGGAAGCACGCACCGACCGCAGGCAACCTCACTACGGCGGAACTATCCGGTTTGCTCAAGGCCCTCTCCACCCCCGCCGCGAGGGTCGAGGGATGAAGCCGCTACCCGTCGCGATCTGCAATGATCGCCGCCCGTGCCGTGGCCTCAAGGAGACGCTCATGGACAACGGCGGGCGTGGTGGCGGTCTCCATTGCAAGACGATTCTGACCATCAAGACCGGAGTGCAACGTCCGCTCTACATTACGAGATCGCACGCGAACGATTGCGGCGTGGTCTTGAACTTCTGCCCGTTCTGTGGGCGCGCAATCAACAAGCGATGGACACGACGCCGAAAGGAATCCAAATGAACACCACCCCGCCGCCGCGCCCGCCGGAACACCCGCGCTACATCGGAACGTGTGTAGTCTGCCGCGAGACGCAGGAGGGACCGGACTACCTCGGTGAGTTCGTGCGATGCTACGCCTGTCTGAACTGGGAGGCCCGCGAGGAGCTGCGCCAGCTAAGGCAGAGGAAGGACGACGCGGACGACTTCTACCGAGACTTCCTGCGATGGGCCGACGAGGAGGATCCGTACCCGACGAGGAAGATGCTGGAGACGCGCGCCCGCGCCGCGCTTCGGAGGAACGCATGAAGCCCCGCAAGGACAAGACGATGGAGGAGAAGTCGCTTGAGGAGGTGATGCGCTTGAGCGAAGCCATCGTGTTCCGGTGGTACGCACTCGCGCAGGAAGAACACGACATGATTTCGGGCGATGGCCTGGACATGCTCCACAACGCGATCCAGTCCGTGCTGATCGAGGAAGGCGCTGTGCCGATCCGCTCCGCCCTCGCCGCAGAGCGAGCGACCCGCAAGAAGGGGAGGAAGTAGATGGACACGGCAGCGGATGGGTGCGCCTGCGTGGTGCTGGTGATTCTGTGCTCTGCGGGCGCGCTGATGGGCGGCTGGTGTCTCAGGGACAACAGCTTCAAGGTCGAAGCCGTCAAGCACGGAGCCGCTACATGGGTGGTGGCGGACGACGGGACGACGACGTTTCGATGGATCGAGCACCAGCCGTGCGCGTTCGAGCTGATGCAGATGAAGTCGATCGAGGACGCGACGAAAGGCATGGCCGAGCAGGCCGTGCGAGAGTGCTTGAAGTCCGCCGACGCGGCGGGGGAAGAGGAGAAGTAGATGGGCGAATTCGAGAGGCTCACCAACGACATGATCGAGGCCGCATACCAAACCGGACGCCGCGATGGTTGGAGCGCCGCGATGCTCGGCGAGGGCAAGGCCAGCCGTGATAAAATCGAAGCGGCTCGCCGCAAGCTCTCGTTGTCAAGTTTTGTTACAGAAAAACGCGATGGAACTGGGCGTGATCTTTTGGCGAAGGCCGCTGGCGGCTGCGAACACTCAACAGAGCTTGTGTTATGTTCAGAAGGGTGCTGGGAGAAGTTGCGGAGCGAGATTAGTTCTTTCCAAACCAGAAGCGAGGGATCGGCATGATGCACGAGACAAGATTCTACTGGTTCGTCGAGCTGCTTGTGCAGCCGCCGAAGTACCTGCGTTACGAGACCTACGAAAGCCGGGGGATTCTCGACCCAGGCTTTGAGTTCACGTCCGATCCGCATCTGGCGATGAAGTGCAACAAGGGACAGGCGGAGACGATCGCTAACAAATATATTCTGGCTGGTCTAAACGTGGAGGCGCGCGAGCACGGATTCGTGTGGACCAAGGATAAGTCCGATGCCCCCTAGCCCTCCCGACCGCCCGGAGCCGTGCCCGGGCGTGCCTGTGTTTTTCTTTTACTTCGATGATATCTTGCGACGATGGCCTGAACCAATAATCTCCGTGGCGCGGATTCGTCACGAGTTCATGGGCGACGATCGCGAACGCTGGATATACGGCCACAGAAGAAAGCCAGGAGATACAAGTATGGATGGCCCAGGCGATCAATTCTTGAACGACTCTATACTGGTAAAAACGTACGCGAACCCTGACGAAGCGCCAAGCATTTATTCACTTCCGCCTCATGGATTTTGACATAACGCAATGAAAGATAATGCATCAAAAGATCAGGCAACATCCTGTCCTGTGTGTGGATGCACTTCCGAAGCGGGATCATTCTCGTCTGGGTTTTTCCGCGTTGAGTGTCAGTTGGCCGATTGCTTGATCGGACCCGTTCGAGACACCGAGGCCGAAGCCATCGCCGCCTGGAACCGCGTCGCCGCGCGCCCCGCCCCGGTGGACGCGGAGGGGCTGGACGATGACTCCGAAGCGAAGCGCCTATGGACGCGCCTCTACATGGACCTGGACCCCGGCAACGAGGACACGGACCCGTTCTGCGGCGTGTTCCCGCTCAAGCGCGCACGCGCCCTCGCCCGCCTCGTCGCCTCCGAGCGCGCTGGGGCGGTAGCGGAGTCCATCGACGAGGCATACAACCTTCGCATCAGGCTGAGTGAGCGCGACGAGAAGATCAAGAGACAGTCCGAGGAGATCACGCGCTGCGGCCGTGCCGTGGAGAGCCTCCGGCGTGAGTTGGAGAAACGCAATGGGAAGTAGGACGCGCCGATTCAGACATCGAGCGCACAAAGCGTTCGATCGCCTATGGCAATCAGGAACGATGAGTCGCGGGAATGCCTACGCATGGATGGCGAAGTATCTTCGCGTGAAGACAGCCAACATTAGCTCTCTGGATGAAGAAGAGTGCGAGCAAGTTATAATTGCGATGGAGAAGCAATGGCCCGAGCTGTTCCCAGGTGCCGCCGCGATCCGTTCCCGTTCGCGGGCAGGGGGAGGAGGGGAAGCGTGAGCGGAATCTCGCATTGGACCTGTCCGAAGTGTCAGCGCAGCTTCGCACACATGATCTCGGGTCGCAGCTTGGGCGCTCCGAAGTGCTACCACTGCGGGCACACGATCGACGCTGATGCGGTCGCGCGCGACGAGGCGACGATCAATGCGATCCGCGATCGACTGGAAGCGGAAAGCCAAGCCGAGTGGGACGCGCGCGCTCCCGATCAGGAGGCTGCGTGGGAAGCCGGGCGGGCTGCGCGCCGACAGTACGACGCCGATGGACAGCCGCCGCTTGTCGGCACACAGATACGGAGCGGACCGCTCGCCGCGAACGAGCGGTGCCCGTACAAGTACATTCCGCGTGCGCCCGAGCAGCATCCGCTTCGCGACTGGTGGCATCGAGGATGGACGCACGAAGAGTTCGAGCCGAAAGAAGATCCCCGATGATGACCCCCGACGACCTGGCCCGATTGGCGGAGGCGGCGATTGCCCCGAAGCGTCGCAAGAAGCCCAAGGCGCTCACACCCATGTCGGTGAAGGAGCTCGAGACGCGCGGCTACATCGTCGCCAAGATCGAGCAGCGCATCCCGCATTGTTTCATCACTCGCGATGCCTTCGGCGTGTTTGACCTCCTGGCCGCGAGCCGTGGCGGCGGCATCGTGGGGGTGCAGGTTACGTCGGGAGCGAACGGAGCCGCCAGGCGCGACAAGATCCTGGCCGAACCGCAGGCGCGAACCTGGATCGAATCGGGCGGTCGGATCCTGCTCCATCTGTGGGCAAAGCGGAACGGTCGAACCGCAGGGGCTCGCAAGGCCTACTCGCTCGTCGAGGAAGAGATCGTGCTCGCTGACTTCCCTACGGCAGCAGCACACGCGACGTTCTCAGCTTCGCCAGCAGCGAGTTGAAGTCGGTCACGAGCGTCGAGAGCAGGATGGCGGTTGAGTTGGCCTGGGCCGAACCGGAGGCTAAGGCAACGTCGGTCAGGCCCTCCTGGAGCGTTCCGGCTCCCTTCGGAACGAAGCTGATGCTGACATCCGTGTCTGTTCCATCCGCCCCGAGTTGAAGTGGATCTCCAGCCCCCGATCCCGACAGATTCCAGAAGTTCACGGGCGTCGCCGACCCCGGCGAGAACGTGATGACCTTCACGTCCAGAACTCCGGTCGTGTGAATCTCCGTGATGCGCGGGGCGGATATCTGTTCCGCCCCCTGCACGACGCCTGTGGTACTCCACTCGATGCCGTCGCAGAAGATCGTGATGGCAGAGTTGTGGGCGGACAGCACGCCGTAGGAGGTGCCTGTAGCGTCCTTGATCGTGACGGTGTTTGCCGTCGGGTCGCCCTTGATGATCGTAATCTGCGTGTTCGGCGCGGTCTTGTTCGCGTCGTCGATCGTCAAGATAATGTTGCTGGCGGTTGCGTCGACGATGTTGACGCTGGAAGAGGTTGGACTGTTAGGTCCAGAGGTTCGGAATGTGGTGACGATCATCGGAGTGCCTTTCGTGTCTTGGTGATCTTCATCGGTTTATATCCGAACGCGAGCCTGCGCGTCCAGTCAGCTCCGACGAAGGCGTGTGCGAAAGCCCAGAAGCGGGAGTCGACGCCATTCTTTGTGAGCGCCGCCAACAGGTACTTACGTCGCAGGAGGCAGAATCCGCCGACGGCGACCCAGACGATCCTCCAGCGCCACCGTGTCGCCCAGTCCTTGCCTTCCTCGGCGAGACTGGCCGCGTACTCGGCAGTCTGAGCCTTGGTTCGCCAGCGACGGAGCTCCGCGGTGAGAGCGTCCTCGCCGACGATCTCGCCCGACCGCAGCGCCGCGTTCTCCGCGACAGCGTGGACGACGAGCGCGCCGATCGCAGCTCCGACGATCGGACCGAACGGAGGGGCCAGCGTTCCGATTGCCGCGCCACCCGCAGCCCCGCCCGCAGGCGCCGCCGAGGACTTCACCGACGACCACATGGACGCGCACCCCGACAGTCCCCATAGGGCCAGGATTGCGAGCACGACAATCAGAACCGCGACCGTGAATACCTGATCGGACCTCCCGACGTCTTCGGGACCTATGACCTCGCGTGCTTCCGGCGCATGGCGATCAAGCACATCCTCGGTCGAATGGGCGCGCTCCAGGCCAGCCAGATCGTGGAGCAGCTTGCTCGATGTGATTGGCTCGCTGTCCCCAAGGACAAGGACCACGTGAAGCTCGATCTCAACGCGATGGACGACGCGAAGGAGATCAAGAAGGGCAGTTCTAGGAAGTGGGTACTTCGAGAGGAAAAGGCATGAAGTGAGGTCGCCGGAACCCGTCGCTCTCCGGTTCAGAGAAGCGCGACGGGCCCGGCATAGCAGCCCCTCAAGGGGCAGATCGGAGGTGGGGCCTTGATTGCCCACTACCTGCGCGGCTACCGGGACGGACTCCCGCGTGGCTGCTTGTCGTGAAAGCCGAGGGGGGCTCGCGCCTCCCTCGGCCTCCTCGGCATTCCGACGGGCGCCATTGTAGACGATTCGCGCACCCGTCCAGCAATAGGCTGCCGGCGCATTGACCGGCAGCCCCACGACGAGCAAGGACGGGGCGCGGATGGGTCCCTGGGCGGCCTTTACACCCTGCCTAGCGGGGATCATTCCCCCGGCGCTCCACTCTTCACTCGTCGAACTCCCAGAGCTCTCAGGATGAGGGCTCGCACCCACTCCGAAGCGCCGGCCTCTCCGGCCATCGCGTCTACCTGGCCTCTCTCAGAAGCGGTCAGGCGAATCGTTAGGCGTTCCCCACGAGCCTTCCCCACCCCTAGGGGTGGCCGGCCTACGGGACGCTTCTTCGGGCGCATGGAAGCAGCCTAGATATCGTCCGACAAAAAAGCAACCCCCCCCCCTTGACGCGGGGCTATTATTGGCAGACAATAATACCCATGTACAAGCTCCAGCCCGCCCAGCAGGTCCAGGTGATCTCCGCGCTCTCCGAAGGATGCTCCGTCCGGGGCACCGAGCGCATGACCGGAGTCCACCGCGACACGATTCTCCGCCTCCTCGTCCGCGTCGGGGAGGCGTGCAACGTCCTGCTCGATCGGACGATGCGGGACCTCCCCTGTCGCCACATCCAGCTCGACGAGATGTGGACGTACGTCGGGAAGAAGCAGCGGCACATGACGGCGCAGGATGATCCGAACCGGAACGGCGATTTCTGGATCTGGTCCGCGATCGACAACGACACGCGGCTCGTTCCGACCTTCCGCCTCGGAAAGAGAACTCATCGCGATGCCAACCTATTCGTCCGCGACCTTGAGGATCGGCTTCGCAACCGCGTGCAACTTAGCACCGACGCCCTCCCCGCCTACGTCGATGCGATCGACCGCGTCTTCTGCCCCAACAAGGTTGACTACGGCCAGATCGTAAAGTCGTACGAGGCCGAGCCGATGGGTCCGGGTAGGTACTCGCCTCCGCGCGTTGCGAGCACGGAGCGAAGGCCGGTCTTCGGCGATGTGGAAGAACGCTCGATCTCGACGAGCTACGTCGAGCGGCTCCACCTTCACAACCGGATGCGTTGCCGCAGGCTGACGCGCCTCGTGGACAGCTTCTCGCGGAAGGTCGAGAACCTGGAAGCCGCGCTCCGTCTTCACTACGCGGTCTACAACTTCGTGAAGCCGCACAAGTCGCTCAAGGGCGCGACTCCCGCGATGGCCGCCGGCGTCGCGGACGGTCACTACGGGATCAGCGATCTTGTGGAGCTGACGGGCTGGTAGTCACGCCATCAGCTTGGGCAGGACTCTCACCTGGGCCTCGCGGAAGGCGTCCTTGTCGATGAGGATCGACGAGCATTGGCCGCTAGGACATCCGCACCATAGCTGACTGCTCTTGTTCGGATTCTCCCCAACTCGAAGCTCGAACAGGTGCCCTCCCGTTTGGAAACACCGATCACAATGCGCGACAGGCTCTCCTGAGACTTGGGAGAGTGCCCATCGCATGTTGTGATGTGGAATCGTCTTCGGGCCCTTGGCGGGTTCTAGGGCTACGAGCAGGCCGGCAACCTGCTTCTCCAACGCCTCGATCCTCGCGCGGTGCCGGAACAGGTCGATCACCGCGAGCACTCCTCGCTTGATCCCCCGTCCGATCGACCGAACCGAGCGCCAGAGCCACCGTGCCGCCGCGAAGTGGTTGTAGGCGAGCACCAGGGCGGCTCCGACGACGCCGATGAGCGTCCAGATTGCTGCGGGAGTCCATTGCGTAGGCATGAAGCGTGGAGGGTATCCATTGCTGCTCCACCGGCACTAAGCCGGCAAATTAGGACACCGCCGATCATCGCGAGGGCGTACTGGTTCGGGAAGTAGGGGTCGTTCGACATGGCGATCCTTTCAGGTGTGGATGTGGCTGGTCACGGGACTGTAACGAACCCCGCCTTGACGTGGCGAATGAGTCCGCTGGTCGGCACGAGCTTGCGATTCCAGTTTGCCTTCGACTGGCCGCGCGCAGCCTGAATGAACTCGTCGGTGGACGGGTTCCATCCGATCGTGTTGAGGTAGCTCGGGACGCCGCGAGACGGGGAGAAGTAGACCGCCGCTGCGTCCTCGAAGTGGTTTCCAGAGTACGAGACGCCCGCCAGGTCGCCCGATGGCTCGAGCCCGGCTCCCCAGCCGTCAATCACGTTGTCGTCGACTCGGAGGTCGTGAATGCCAATTCCAACCTCGCCCTCCAGGCGCAGTCCGCTCGGCTGCATTCCGCCGTTGTGGGCGATGACGTTGCCTTCGATCGAGCCCTTGCGGATGTTCGAGACCTGCATTCCCCAGCCGCGCGGGTTGGCTGCGTCGATGTCCCGGCCCTCCAGAACCAGGTTGCCCCGCACGGTGACGCCGACGCCGAGTGGGTCAGGCTGGTCGCCTCCGCCCAGGCTGAGGCCGATCGGGTTGCGCAGGAACAGGTTGCCCGTCACGCGACCGCCCGATCTGAGCTGCAGCCCGTGGCTCGAGGACTGCGAGATGACGCACCCTTCGATCGTCGTCGGCCCGCCGCCATTCTGGCAGTAGATCCCGTGCCGGAAGATGTCGGGGTTCCAGCCGTTGTGGTCGAACACGCACTCGAAGAGCGAGAGGCCAGAGATCCCGGCCGCGTAGAGCCCCTGGACGTTGCCCAGGCTGCCCCAGGAGTCGAGCACGACGCACCGACGCAGCCGCACGTTCATCAGCGACCCGTCGAACCCGTAGAGGATCAGGCCGTTCCCGTAGCCAGCCCAGCGGCAGTCCTCGAACAGCACGTTGTTGACCGGCCGGAGGAAGTTGACCCCATTCGCTTCCGCGGCGCCGTCTCGACCGACCGCCTTGAAGTCGATTCCGATGAAGGCCGCGTGCTCGAACTTGGGCGGAGCTCCACCGCCTCCCTCGAAGTGCAGGGCCGTCGTGGTCGCGCTCGTGAGCAGGTGCGCTCGCTCGAGCCCGCCGTAGGTGCGCACGACGACCGGGTTCTGCGCGGACTCGCCAGACCAGATCCACTTCCCGAGCGGCTCGCTCCAGGTGTCCCCGCTCTTGAGACAGAGGTGGTCGCCGTGCCCTTGGCGAACGTTCTTGAGCGCCTCCGTAACCGTCCGCATCGGGGTCCTCGGGGTCGACCCAGCGTTCATGTCCGATCCCAGAGCTGAGACGTGGACGAGCCTGCCGTCCCCGGAGGGCGCCACATCGGTCCATCCGTTCGGGTCGAGCGTGACCGTCATGGGTAGTTTCCCGTAGCGGGAAGGAGTCTCTCAGAATCCTTGCGCAAGGGAATCGTCCGGGTCTAGGGTGGAGGCATGACCAGCGAATCGAAACAGGCGAAGCACGACTTCGAGTCCCATCAGTCGACCGCGCCGGGGTTGCTCTCCAAGGACACCGACGCCTCGGCTGGACGGCTCCTGGACGTGCTGATCCTGAAGCAGCTCAAGTCGCTCGAGAACTCCAGCATGGGCGATGTGGTCGCCAAGCTGATCGTGATCGAGAAGCATCTGCACGACGAGCACCAGGTTGCCGCCGACGCCTCGGGCCGCATCGAAGCAAGCCTCGCTCGCATCGAGCAGGCAGTCACAGACCTGGCCGAGAACGGAAAGGTCGTTGGCTACGAGATGCACTTCACCAACCCTCAGCAAGAAACGAAGGAATGACCATGGCCGACTTCAGCATGCTCGACACCGAATTCACCATCTGGGGACCGACGTTCGTGGACAAGGGCGGGAACCCCGTCACGAAGCCGCCCCAGGGCGCCTCCATCGTGTACACCACGGACAACCCCGCGATCCTCCAGCTCACTCAACAAGGGCTGGACGTGCGCGTGGGGTCCGGTTCGATCGGGACCGCGAGCATCACCGCGACCCCGGGCGGGACCATCTCGGGATTCCCGGCCGTCACCGCGACGATCGAGATCCTCGAGACCGAACCGAACGCCCTGAACATGAGCTTCGGCACTCCTCAGCCGGAGTGATCTTCGCCGACGAATGAGGGGGTGCCCGGGAACTGCCTGGGTACCCCCTCCCTCTTCCAAGGAACTCCCATGCTGAAACTCGACATGACTCACCTGCTCTGGGGAGCCGCGGCGGTGATCGCCGTTCAGGCCGCAACGATCCTCGTCCTCGTCTGCTAGGAGACGCACATGAGCTGGAACCCGGTGACGTGGCGTTGGGGGTGGCTCGGCCTCCTGGCATTCATCCTCGTGCTGTTCTTCCTGTGGGATCCGGTGCTCGACTTCTTCGAGGCCGTGATCGGCAAGCTGCACGGCGCGCGGTAGTAGCTTCACGGACCGCCCCCGAGCTTCGAGACCAAGTACCCGACGACCGCGCCGACGATGATCATCGCAATCTGAGTCAGGCGCTCGCCGCCCTTCTCGCGGCCCTCCGCGCTGGCCCTGGACCGTTCGAGTGTCTCGAGGCGGGCCTTGATCCCCTCCTGGGCAAGATCCACCTCGGCGCGTCTGGCGAATTCCTGGGCCTGCTCCTTCATCTGGGCGATGAGGCCGTTGGCGTGGTCGAGGCGGATCGTGAGCTGCGAACTGGCGATGGCGACGGCTGCGTCAGCCGCGGACGAACGAGCCTCGGCGGTCTTCTCCGCGTGCTGGACTCTGAGCTCGGTCCACTCCTTGAGCGGGACCGTCTCCATCAGTCGGGTGTGTGCTCGACCCAGGCGGCCATGATCTGATCGACGTGCCGGCGCTCCCAGTGGATCGTCGTCTCGTTCGGGTCCTCCTCGCCCTTGGTCGTGACGACGTAGTAGGTGACTCCGCCAGACTTGAAGCTGTGGACGAGCTTCCCGTTCTCAGCGGTCGTGGGTGTGGTGGTGATAGCCATCGCGTTCGCAATCCTTTCGAGGAGACGTACCTGCTGGTACTGGACGAAGAACACCCCGGCGATCATCACCGTCAGGAAGATCCGCCAGGCTCTTTGCTTGGTCACGCACGGTTTCCGAAGCTACTTCGCTCCGCGGGTCAGGGCTTCGACAGATCTCTCCATTCTCCCGATCCGCTCGCCCTGAGCATCCAGAGTGAAGCGAAGCGCCTGGAGCTCGAGGGCCGTCTCGCGCCGCTGGTCCGCGAGCCGCCCAGCGACGTTCGAGGCGTTCTCGTTCATCATCAGGATCAGGTCGTTGTACTTGCCGCTGGCCCACCAGGTGAACAGGGCGAAGCCGACCAGGGCGCCGAGGGGTACGAGCGTGTCTTTCGAGATCCACGCTCGTCGTCCGTTGCCGTTGCTGGGTTCGTCCGCCATCAGGGTAGGAGGGTCAGAGACAGGGTGAGGTTCTGTCCGACAGGGTAGTCGTCCGAGTTGAGCGTCCGAACAGTGAACACGCCCGACGCCGACGTGTTCGCGGGCGGGGTCGTCCGGATCCAGTGGTACACGAACGTGAACGTTCCGGAGCTGTCGATCCCGGTCTGTTCGATTGCCGTGATCTGGATCGGGAACGTGAGCGGGTTCGGGAGTGCCACTACGCGACTCCCACCTCACCCTCGATGGTGATGTTGAGCTTGCTCGCCGTGCGCGCCCCGCCGACGAGGAAGTCCGCGGTCGTCATCAGCCTCCGCCCGTTCCAGTCCAGGTGCGAGTTGGCCGGGACCGACTCGCCCGTGCTCGCGTCGAGCGCACCGGCCGTCGCGGTGCCGGCGAACGCGAAGCAGTTCGCGATCAGGTTGGTGCCGGTCGCTCCGAGCCAAAGCGCCACGTCCACGGCAGCGCCCGCGTTGTTGTTCACGCGGATGTGGGTGAGGATGAAGTAGAGGTTCTGCGCGCCGTAGCCAACCCCACCCGTGGTCGTGCCGGGATTGATGATGTTGGTGGTGGTCGTCGCGGTGAGCCCGATGTTGTAGGAGAAGGTCTTGTTCTGTGCCATGTGGATGAGGCCCTAGATTTTCACGAGTTCGATGAAGGCGTTCTTGAATGTGCTGGTGGTGGTCGTCGCGGCCGAGACGTAGGTGACTTCGAGCCAATTGGCGACGGTCGAGTCGAACGCGGACGCGGTAAGCTCCACGATCTGCCCGTCGACAGCCGAGATGCCCGTGACGCCCGTGTTCTGGAGGAACAGCCAGCCCGAGAGCGTTGCAGCGGCTCCGATGGTGCGGACCGTCAGCACAAGTTCAGCGCGGAACGGGATATTGGTTCCCGACGCAGCGGCGACCGAGTTCGCTGCGGATCCGATCACACCGTCGGCGGTCGTCCCGGCAGTTCCGAGTCGAAACCTCCAGGTCGAAGCGTTGGCGACCGTCGAGGTGCAGGTGCCCTCGAGTGTGGCGCGGATGACCGAGCCGACCTTGAGCATGTTCGCGTAGATCCGGCAGTTGTTGAGACCGCCGACGATGATCGTCTCCGTCGTGTTGATCGCGCCCGAGTTGGCGACGATGGAGCAGAGGGCATTCGAGGCGAACGTCCGGACCGAACCCGTGTCGTCAATGAAGCGGACGGTCTCTTCGGTCGAGTCCAGGTAGACGTGGGCCTTGTTTGCGGACGGCGTGCTGGGCGCGGCCTGCGTGTTGAGAATCAGCGGCATCAGCCAATCTCCACGAAGGAGGTCGCGGGAATGTCAACGTCGATACCTGAGCCAAGCTCCAGGAAGCTCGGGAAATACATGCCCACGCTGGCTTGCAGAGTGAAGCTCAGCCTCGGGACGAGACTCACCATGCCGGACACCTGCCAGTCAATCGGGCCACCCGCTCCACCGATCGCGCGACCGTACAGGACGTATTCCTGCATCGATGCGGCCGGAGCCGGAATGAGCCCGGTCTGGCCGGCGGCTCCGTTGGTGCATCCCAGTGCGCCCGGAACGTCGTCGGTGCCGTCGACGTGCGACGAACCGTGCGGCATGGGGAAGGCTTTCGCAATGAACGCCCACCGCTGCTTCTGGCCGTCGTACCGCAGGATTGCGCTGTCTCCCAGCCTTCCGCTGAGTGCGCCTTTCATCGTCGCGACGATTCCGGTGGATCCGTTTGGCAGATTGATTCGGTTGGCGGCGAGGGAAGCCGCGTCCTCGTGCGTGACCTGGAGGTCGCCGCATAGGCCCGTCCACCCGCCCATCTGGATGACCTTGATCGTGCCGTCGATGCAGCCGGTCGAGTCGATTCCGGTGAGGCTGAGTCCGCCGCCGGACGCTTCCAGCCGAATGACGGAGCATTTCGCGAGTCCCGTCGGGCTGTAGTCGTTCTGGCTGACTGTGATCGCTGCTGGCTGGATGACTCCGCGCCAGGCCCACGGACCCATCGCCCAGCGAGCGTCGTCGGGGATCGAGACTGGCCAGGAGTCGAACGACTCGCCATCCTCGCCCTGCATCCCCTGGGACCCGGCCGGTCCGGTCGCGCCGTTCGACCCGGCTGATCCGGTTGACCCGCGCTCCCCGGGAGGCCCGATCGGACCCTCGGGACCCTCATCCCCGTCGGACCCGCGGTTGCCCTGCGGACCCGTCGCGCCCGTCTGCCCAGCAGATCCAGTCGGACCGATCGGCCCTGCAGCTCCGTCGAGCCCATCCGACCCGTCCTGCCCGTCCTGGCCCGTGTTCCCCTGCGGGCCGGTTGCCCCGGTCGCTCCGGTGGCCCCCGTAGCCCCAACAGGTCCGATCGGACCGGGCACTCCAGCCTCGCCATCTGCCCCAGGCTCGCCGGGATCACCTGGAGGTCCCATCGGGCCGGGAACCGTGCTGGCCGCTCCTGTGGCTCCGGTCGCGCCCGCAACGCCTCGATCCCCGGGAGGACCCTGAGCGCCGTCCTGGCCGTCAACACCGTCGACCCCGGGAGGACCCTGCGGCCCCGGCGTCCCCGCCACCCCCGAAATCAGGACGCTCGAGACCGCCGTGACCCTGCCCTTGGTGTCGTAGGTGATCTGCGCGACGTGGGTGGCGTCCCCGATCGGTCCGCCGCCGGGTCCGATGACGGCCAGGGTGGGAGCCGGGTAGGTTCCAGCCAGGTCGCCGCCGGCTGCGCTGTCCCCGATGTGGACCGCGTTCGGGTCGACCATGCCCCCGCCGCCGGTCATCTGCCGGGGTCGGTACGCCTTGCGCGGGAGCTTCGCTGCCACCTAGACCGTCTCCTGTCCGTCCAGCACGCCGACCTCGACGTACACGTTGATCTTGTCGGCAGCCGAAGCCCAGGCCCGCACCTCGAGACCCCGCTTCAACCTGCCCTTGATGATCACCGGCACGCGACCCTCCCTGATCGGCAGGGTGTACATCACGAGATCCTTCGTGGCGAGACCTCCCCAGGCGACGGTGATCGTCCGGTTCGAGGATGCGTCGATGTTGCACGCCTCGATCGTGATGACATCCCAGACCTCGCCCGAGCTCGACTCGGTGCCGCCGTGGAGGAGCGTACCGGGGCTGGCCGTGGTCGAGAGGCCGATCTGCGTCCCGTCGGCGATCTCGGACCCCACGACCTGATCCGGCGCGATCTTGGAGTCCTTCATTGGAAGAGGCCCTGCAGGTTCAGGCCGGGGACGCCCTGCTTGATCCCGGCCTTCTCCTGTCGCTTCGCGCTCGGGGCCATGACCCGGAACCCGACCGACCGCAGCATGGCCTCGTACCCGTCCATCTGCCCGGCCATCACGTCGATCGCGGACTGGACCTGGATCGGCAGGGACGCTTCGCCCTGCGACAGCAGGAACGAGGGCATCTGCTCGTAGCTGACAGGACCGGGAGAGGCGTCGCTCGCGTAGCTCGCGGTCTGGCCGGCGAGCTTTCCGCCCTTTTTCATGCCGGCGACGTGATCGGGAAGGTGCGTGCGCTTGTAGACGCCACGGTCGTCAACCCCGAGAAGCTCCGCCGCGGTCGTGTAGGTGCGACCGAAGAAGTTCTCCCCTGTGAGGAGGTTGTGCGTCATGCGCGGCACGACCGCCACTTTCCGATTCAGGTAGTCGAGCGGATCGTTCATCGCCTCGAACGGCTCGCCGGCCGTCGCGATGAGGTTCACGTACAGCCGGCTCGGATTGTTGCGTCCCGCGGCGTGCAGGATCGGCGTGATGTCCCAGCCCATGAACTCGCGCAGTCCGAGGCCCCAGTTCTGGAGTGACCGCTTCTTGAAGTTCTTCACGGGGCTCTCCGGATCGTCCACCCACGCGCTCGCGAGGTTCAGCCCGGCCCAAATCATCACGTACCGCGACGCCATGCGAGCCCAGAGAGCGCGGTGAGCCTGTCCTGTCGCGCCGGAACGGAACGCATCCGAAAAGGTCTTCAGAGTCGAGTGCGTCCAGTCGGGCGCGAAGATCGACAGCCGCGCCATGTGGGCGCCCGTCGGATTGATCCGCATCCGCTGGAAGTTCTGCCCGGCCTGGAGGTTGTTCGAGAGGCGCGACGCGGCCTGAGCGATGGCCTCGTAGGTCATCGTCCCGTTCGCGAGCGGCTTCCTGTTCACGCGAATAAGCCGGTTGTCCTCCAGCACCGCGAGGTTCGTCTTGAACGCCGGGATGAACCGCCCGTAGAGGAAGTTCACCATGTCGCGGAAGTTGTTCTCCGCGAACGTCTTGGCCGGCCCGACGATCTTCAGGTCGTCCAGGGCCTTCGAGAATCGGCCGTGCTCGTGCTCAAGGTACGGCGCCACGTCGTAGCTCGGAGCGATCTGGAGCCCACCGTCGCGAATGAGTCGCTGAACCTGTGGAGTGAGATCCTCGAGCTGCTTCCATCCGCGCCTGTAGACGCTGGCCGGGTTGAGATCCTGGATGCTCTCGATCGGCGTGCCGAGGATGTTCCTCTGCGCGGCCATGATCTGGTTGTCCTGGATCGCGACCGTCACCATCGTCTTGATCGTGCTGTTCACGCGATCGACGGCCTTCACGAACTTGCCTCCGGGTGACGGCTCTTCCGCGTACTTCGCGATGGCGCTCTCCCCGAGGATGTTGTTGAGGTCGCGCGCGATGTCCTTCGGCGCGAAGAGCGGCGTCTTGTGGAGGATCGTGATCTCTCCGTTGTTCGCCGTGATCTTCAGGTCGCGTCCGATGACGCTCGATTCCTTCCCCTCCTTCGCCCAGCCGTAGACCTTCACGGCCTCGTCGAGCGGGATGTCCTCGCCCAGCACGATGCCCATCTCCTGCGCGAGAGCCGCAGCGTCCTCGGGCATCTTGATCTTCGCGAGGATGCGGTAGTCCTTGAAGTTCGGGTGCTCGATCGGTTGCCAGTCGTCGCCCTTCTTCTCGGCCGCGGCGAGCCCGACCTTCTTCAGCGTGCGAATCAGGTTGCGGTCGTGGATGACCTGAGAGACGACCTTCTCGTTGAAGACCGAGGCGTCGATCGCGCCCTTGATCCGAAGCTCGCGACCATTCGCCCAGCCTTCCAGGATCGACGAGTAGCTGCGCGGTAGAGCGCCGGTCGTGAACGTCTGGAAGCGAGCCTTGCCGCGCGGCTGCGGGCCTTCCTTCGACGGCTCGCCCTGCCACACGCGCTTCGTGTAGTTCTCCAGGACGTTCGTGATGACATCCGCATCGAACGCAGCCTGGGACAGCTCGCGGTTCGAGAGGATCATCTGGTCCGCGAGCGCGCGTTGTCCGGGCGAGAGCTTGGCGGCGCGGGCTAGGATCGCGCGGTGCTCGTCGGAGAGCTCGCCGCCGTACTTTCCGTACTCCTCGTCGAGCTTGCCGAGCGTGTCGATGTAGGCGTGGATCGCCTCGTCGATCTGGGATCGCTTGTGCTGACCGACCGGAAGCCGCTTCTCCGCGAGCCGCTCGAGCTTCGACTGGTTCAGCGTGGAGTCGAGGGCCTTCTTCCAGCGAGCGCCCTTCACGCGAGCGTGGATGTCGGAGAGCTGCCGGTCTCCAAGCCAGCGGTCGATGATGTCGGGCGCGTGCGGATCTCCAGGTCCGGGCAGAGCCTCGTCGGGCACGGGCGGACGAGGTGGACGCGGAGGCTCGCCGTATTTGTCGAACAGGGCCTTGCCCTCTGCCTCCAGTTCCGGTGGGATATCGGGAACGGAGGACGTTTCGGCGCCCTCCGCCCCCTTCACCGTTTCGCTAGTAGGAGCGACCCGATGCTCGACAGAACTTGTATCCAGTGCGGGGCGGGCTTCAAGGCCAAGGCCTCGCGAGTCCGAAATGGCAGGGGGCTCTACTGCGGCCGCCCCTGCTTCGCCTCCAATAGGCGCGTCGGATGGACTACTCCCGGCGGCTACAGCAGCTTCACTATCGACGGGAGGCAGGCCCTTGAGCATCGGCTCATTGTGGAGCGACATCTCGGTAGGGCCCTGCTGCCCAGCGAGATCGTTCACCACGTCAACGGAGTTAAAACCGACAACAGGATCGAGAATCTCAGGGTTATGAGTCGATCCGCTCACTCCCGCGAACACTTCCCCCTGTCCTGGGACTTTGACAGAGCCAGACGTCTTCGAGAGACTGGTCTCAGGTGGTGCGAGATCGGCAGGGCCATTGGGATTAGGCCTGAAAACATCTTCTCCGCCTTCCGCAATCAAGGTCTGACGGCCCGAGGCGGCTAGATTCTGAAATTCAACGGCCAGCCGCTGCGTCTCGCCGATTAGTCTAAGGCGCTCCTGGATATCATCGGTTGATGCGCGCCTGCCGCGGTTCTTCTCCTCCAGCCCAGCGAGTTTAGTCTGAGCCGCCTGAAGTTCCGCCGTCTTCGCCTCCAGCGATTCGGCCTGGACCGCCTTCGCGCCCTCCGTCCCAACGAGCTTCGGCTGTTCGACTCCGGGCGGCGTCTCCAGCTTCAAGGCCTGGTCGGTTGCTCTCAGCTGGACCTTCTCCGCCGCGTCACGGTATTGCGCCGAGACCTTGTGCCCGGGGAAGATCGCCGTCATCAGGAGGCCCACGGCAGCGTCGGTCGCAGCGCGGCCCTTCAACCCGGTCAGAACCTCCACGTCCTCCTGCTTCGTGTAGCGCGTCAGGGCGTTGTGGAGCGCCTGGGTCGCCTGGCCCGTCCCGACCCCGAGCGCCGCGTTCTTCCAGAGCTTCGAGAGGATCCGTCCCGAGTTGACGTTCAGCTTCGTGGCGAGCTTCGCGGTCAGAGCAACCGAGGCCGCGTCGACTCCGCCCTGGACGAGCGCACCCTTCCATGCGTCGAGCTCGCTGCCACCGCCGGCCTTGATCTCGTCGTAGACCTGCATCCCGCCCTGGCCGCCCTGGGCGAGAGCCATCGCGGGGATGCCGGCCGGTCCGAGAATCGGGAGCTGGGCGACGCCGCCGATGACCGTCCCGGTCTGGTACGCGCCGCTCTGACGCTGCTCGGGAGTGAGCGGGACGATCGCCTGCGAGACATCTTGTGCCCGCGGCGGCTGCGGAATCTCGACCCCGAACAGCTTGCCGACCTGCCTCGCCGGTCCGGTCTGGAGTCGGCTGAACAGCTCCGGGAGGCGGTAGAAGCCCTCGATCGCGCCGCCGGCCGTCTCCTTCGCAGCATCGACCGTGCTGAACTGCTTCGGCGGAGCTGCGGCCGAGACGGGCTCGCGGGTCAGCGGGAAGGCGGGCTTGGTCTTTGCGGCCTGGACCTCAGCCCACGCCGAGTCGAGGGACTGGGCCTTCTCGACCTCGCCCCACGCGGCCTCGAGCGTTCCCTGCCCCTGGGCCATCTACTTGATCCCGGCCTTCCTGGCCTCCTCGAAGAACCGCTCCTTCGTCCAGCCCTCTGAGATGGCCTTCTGCTTCAGGGTGTCGATGGTGATCGGAGCCGCCGTCTGGTCCGCAACGGCCTGGGATCCACCGGGCTTCCACCCGTTCAGAGTCGCGATGTCGTTCCCGTACCGGATGGAAAGGTTTTCCTGGTTCTGCTTCGCCTGGACCGGATCGACCCCTTCCACGAGCGTCATGGCCCACGCCGGGTCCTTCTGAGCCTGCTCGCGTCCGAGAGCGTAGAGCGCTTGTCGCTGCTCGCGGCTCATGTCCTCGAAGCTCCCGCCCTTGGAGAGTCCGATGCTGTCGTGGATCGGCGTGCCGCTGGGCAGCACGATCTTGGCCTCGCCCGTCTTCCCGGCCTTCGGCGTCCCCACCCCGGCCATCTTCGCCTGGAGCTGCTTGAACTCAGCCGCGAGAGCCGGCCCGCTGGAGTGCGAACGACCGAACGACACCGCGAGCGCACGAGCTTCCAGGAAGTCCTCCGGGTCGACCTTGAGCCCAGCCTCCTCGATCCCTTTGCGCTTGTCGGTGAGCGTCTGGAGGAGCTCCTTCGGCCCCGCCTTGCGGAGATCGTCGTCGATCGCGCGTTGGTCCAGCACCTTGCTCTTGGCAACCATGCCCTGAGCAACCTGCCGCACCTGAACCGGATCGCCGCTGTCGAGCTGCATCGACGCGAGCGCGTGCTCCTGGTCGGTGAGATCGCCGCGCTGGAGCATCTCGTCGGCGAGCTTCTTCGCGGCTCCGGCCTCGGCTTCCTGGTGGAGTCGCTTGTACGCAGCCTCGTCCGAGCGCCTCCGCTGCTCCATCTCCAGTCGGCCCTGCGTGCGGGCGAACTGCTCCTGCTGAGTCTGGTATCGCTGATCCTCCAGGTTGATCCGCTGCTGGCCCTGCGACTCCATCACGCCCTGGTGCTGCTGGGTGTCGAAGTCCCGAAGCGCCTGCATTCGAGCCTGGGATGCCTGGTGCGCCGCGATGGCCTGGTCCTTCACCTCCTGCGCGTGAGCGAGCGCCTTTCGCACCGTCATCTGGATGTCGAATTGGCGCTTCTCCTCCTGCATCTTCGCGCGTTGGATCAGCCCCGACGCGATCGACTGGCCGATGTCCGCGTAGGCGTGACCACGCACGGCGCCGGCCTGCACGGTGGGCGTGTTGTCCACTTGCTGTGGGTTGGCCCGGTAGAACAGGCCGCCGAAGTCGACCGGAGGACTCATCCGAACAGCCCGCCTCCGATTGCGCCACCGAAGAGACTGCCGAGGCCCTGGTAGATCCCCGACTGCTGCATCGAGTTGGCCGAGTTCTTCGCAATCTGCTTGTTCAGCTTCATCGCGAGTTCCTCCTGCGTCAGCCCGGCGAGTTCCGTCCCGGTGCCCTTGAAGAGCTTCGCCAAGTCGAAAGCGAGACCTGAGCTGGCCTCTCCCTGCAACCCGCCCAGGTTCGCCTGAAGTTCCTGTCCCGGCGCGTACATCATCCGCTGCACGACATCGGGCGAGAGTCCCTGCGACGCGGCCTGCGCACCGTAGCGCGACTGTGCCTCACCGAACCCGCCGATCATGCCCTGTGCGCGAGACCGGAAGAGATCCTCGTAGCCCTGCCGCAGATAGTCCGCCGCGCTCGCCGTGCCGCCGCGCAAGTAGTTCTCTGCCGTGTCGAAGCCGCGCGTGATCTGGGACGCCTTGCCATCTCCCGTGCTGCTTCCTCCGCCGAAGAGGCTGTCTCCGAAGAGCCCGCCGGTCACTCCGCCGGCCGCGAATCCACCCCAGTTCCAGCCCATGTCAGCCTCCTACGTCTGCTCCACGTCTCTGATCCGCCACACGATTGCCGACAGGTCGAACTCCGTGCCTGTCACCCCGAACGGCACGTAGAGTCGACACTTCATCCAGGTTCCGAGTACGGATCGCAGCGGATAGTTCCGATGCGTGACGCTGAGGTCGATCGTTCCGCCGTCCACCACGGTCGTATCGTCCATGTCCGTGAGGATCTCGAACGTGAGTGAACCCGTCGTCTCCTTGCGGAACACGAAGTCGATGTACGTCGCGATCTTTTGCCGCTCGGGATTGCCCAGGTCCAACCACGGTGTCTCAAATCTGTGCTCCATCACGCCCAGGAGCACTACGCCGTCCAAGGGTACGGCGGCGTCGGCCACCTCGTCGAGCAGCAGGATTCCAGAAGCAGCCCCCAGGACGACGGCCGTTCTCTCGACCGAGGAAGCGTCGAGGTATCGAACGGTCGCGCCCCGGGGGCCTTCCAAGGTCGCGTCGATGCTTCCAGTCGTTACCACCAACGCGGTCGTGGTCGATCCGGTTCCAGCCACGAGGGACAGGTCCCCCCAGACCTCCGGCGTGTCTCCGATCAGCATCCCCTGGGTGTCGCTCCGGTCGAGCCACACCACGAATCCGTCGTCCGTGCCGCCCACGAGCCGCTCGGAGCCGCCCGGACCGGACTGGACCTGCCCGATGGCCGAGAGGTTCGGGGTCTCGTACCGACTGAACCGGAAGCTGCCTGCCTGATTTCCCTGGAGCTCGGCGCCGGCCCGCTGGACGTAGGACTCCATCGAGATGCGGTGCTTCTGCCTGGTCTCGTCGACCTCCCTCGTCAGAAGGAGGTACTGGTCCCTGGAGCGATTGATCGTGGCCGCGAAGAGCCGCGCCTTCCGCCGGTCCATGACGTTCGCGAAGTAGTTCTCCAGCGCCGTCGAGACGAAAACCGGGCGGCCGAGATTCGTCACGCCGGATCGCGAGACGATGTGCGCGCCGCGGTCCCCGAGGAAGTTCGCTCGGTCGTCGAGAGCCACCATCGCCCCGGGAGAGATCGCCCCGACCCCGCCCGAAACCGTCTCCACCCTCGCCAGGTCGTCAGACCCGATCGTCGCCGATGCGACAGCCAAGTCCTTCGCGATGACCATGAGTTCGTCAAGCTGGACCATCCCCGTGATCTCGTCCCCGCGTCCGCTCGCGAGCCGGAAGAAGCCCACGGTCGGCGTGATCCGGATCGACACCGGGAACCCCGCCCTGGAGTACATCACCCCGTCGAGCTGCTTCAGCTTCGTGAGTGCCCCGAACCACAGGCGCGTCCCGGAGGAGGCCAGCACCTTGCAAGCCGGCGGCGGGAAGTTGTCGAAGCCCAGCGGCGGACCTTCCCCGATCGTCTCTTCCGTGGCGCGGATGGCGTACTCGTTCGCGGAGGCATCGAACCGGGCGACCCGCAGCAGAGCCGCGCTGGATCCGAAGCTCGAGATCCGCAGCCGGGTCTGAGCGCGGATGGCCGCACGGGTCGCCTTGGCTCGCTCCTCGTCCTCCCGCGCCGCGGCCTTCGGGTGATTCTTCCGGCGCTTGGCGAGGGCCTTCTCGTCCAGGACCGGCTCCTCGGGATCGAACTCCCCGTCGTCACCGATCTCGAACGATCCGCCCAGGCTCTCGAACACCCAGAGCTCGTGGCCCTTCTTCTGCGGGAGGCCGGTGAGCAGGATGCGGACAGCCCCGGACGGGTTCTTCGGGTCCTCCGCCGCCGCGGCGATGGTCAGGATCGGACCCCCGTTGGACACCGCATCCTGCACCGGATCGTAGAAGGCGCACGACACGAAGCGCGTCGAGGACCAGACCGAGGGGTCCTGGATCCACTTCAGCGTCGGGTGCGCAGCCTTGCTCGCGCGCGTGTACGGGTGCGCGGTCGGATCCTTGTCGATGAAGGGCGGTCGCGTCGCGGTGCCGTTCGGCTGGCTCGAAGCGTTCCCACCCTCGTCGTTGAACGTCCGCGCGTCGGCTGCCCAGAACGTCGCGAGCGGGGTCGCCGGCTCGTTTACCGCGGGGCGCCCGTTGTACCGAAGCTCCCCGGGCTCGCCGTTCAGGCCGTCGTAGAGCGGGTGATCCAGGATGTCCACGCCGACCTGAGCCGGGTCGAGCAGGTTGCCCGCGGCGGAACTGTCCACGTCCTCGAACACGAAGGCGCCCTCGCCGTTCGTCCCGGTGACGGTGGTCCAGCCGGGCGTCCACATCTCGCCCTCGTGCGGCGCGAAGCCGTTGACGCTCGACTCCTGGAGACCAGTCCCAAGAAACTCCACGTCGCCGTTCGTGTCCGGGCTTCGCGCCAGGTCGAAATCATCCGACTTGGTGAGCCCGATTCCCATGAAGATTCCGCCGATCAGGCCCGATGCGACCCCGAACACCTCGGCTGTCGCGGTCCCAGCGATCACGGTGTCGATCGTCGTCGTGTTGACCCGACCCGTGATCCGGTAGAGCTTCCCGGCGAACGCGCCCGCTCCGAACTGGAAGTACATGCCGACGTGATCGACCGAGAAGGCGTCCTTGCTCGACACGACGCGGCCCGCCGTAGCGTTCGTCGAGTACGTCCCGGCGATCATCCCACCGAGGCCGGTCGCATCGGTTCCAAGGGGACGGATCTGAGAGACCTCCGTGGTGAAGCCAACCATGCTCCGACCCGAGACCGCCTCGTCCAGCTCCATGACGTTCCCAGCGGTTGGGGCCGTCGTCCGCAGCCTCTTTACGATCGCAACGTCGTGCATCGGGTTGATGATGCCGACAGGGGTGAGAGTCGTTGCCGTCGCGGCGCTCGTTCCGCCCGTCACCAGCTCCCCAGCCGTGAACGTGCCCGCCGTGTCCTCGTACTCGATGAAGCCGTTCTCCCCGGCCGTAGCCTGAGCAAAGCGCAGCACGGCTCCGGTTGCCGCGGACGTTCCACCCGTGATCGTCTCGCCGACCGTGAACGTCCCGGAGAATGGAGACGTGATCGCGATGCGCCTCCGGATGATCCCGGCGTTCATGTCCACGAAGCTGTTGACCCAGTTCCCTTCGAGCAGGTCGTTCTGGGGGAACCGCTTGCGGACGTAGATGTAGTGGACGCGACCCGGAGTGAAGACGGGCGATGTCGTCTCGACGTAGACCTCCTTCTTCAGAGCGGTGTCGTACCACCCGAACACGAGCTTCCCGTCGCGGCACTCCACGAACGGTCCGCCCGAGTCCTTCGACTGTCCGCGCCGCCAGATGGAGATGCGTCCGGAGATCGACGCCGGCTTCCAGTAGCACTTGAACGCGAAGTAGCGCCCGCTCGTCCAGTCGAGAATGTCCGCGTCGGCATCCCCGATCCTCTGCCGGAAGTAGCTGTTCCCGTAGGACTGGTAGTGGCTGATCTGCGTCGCCGCACCCCGAGTCGCTCCGTCGATCGGATCGTTCGCGGGGTTCGCCGCGCTCGTCTTGTCCCGCTCGTTCGCGACCCAGACCGGGAACCGCTGGAGCTCGAACGACGGCTTGATCGTGGGCGGAAGAACGCCAGCGAGTCGACCCTGGCCCTTGATGATGACCGCGGGACGAGAGCCGTTCGTCGCGTAGACCTGGGTCCCGAACTGCGCCCAGGAGACCACGTTCGTCTCGCGACCGAACTCGTGGAACAGGCTGATGAGCGGATGCGACCGGATCAGGCCGTACTGGTCCGTCTCGACATCGTGGACCTTGTGGCCGACACCCTCCGCGTTCGGACCAAGGATCCAGAAGTCTGGCTGCCTCGGAAGTGTGCTGGCAAGGTAGTCGAGCGCGAACGGATCGAAGTCGGCCGGGGCAACCCCGGTGTTCGATCCAGTCCAGATGTCGTCGCGCAGCACGACCAGCTCTCCCAGCCGTCCCTGGAGGCTGTGCAGGAAGCCCTGGATGCGCTGCGGCTTGATCTGGTCCACGCCCTCGGTGAAGGTCGGCTCGTCCTGCGGCGCGCTGTAGGAATCCCTGGAGGCTCCGACGAGGATCGTCCCGGGAGTGCCGGGCGAGACCAGCTTCGAGTCGCGGATCCAGTCGATGTCGGTCAGCCCCGACACTCCCGAGTCCTGCGCGTTCAGCGTGACCTCGGAGGCGTGGCCGTTGATCTTGAGGTGCGGCTTGAGCCAGACCGTTCCCTCCGCGCGCGTTGGCAGGTACCAGCGGATGTGCGCCCAGTCCCCCGGACCGATCGCGGACGACCCCGACGTGATGTACAGGCCCTTCTCGGTCAGGGGCGTCGCCGTGGATCCGACCACGAGCTCGGGAGTCCCGTACCGCAGGCGACCGATCAGGTGGACGCGGTGCGAGCCAGCATCGAGCGCGGGGTCGGTCTCGAGATCCCCGATCCAGAACAAGGTCTGGTATTCGGCGGTCGCGTCCAGCTTCACCCAGGCGTCGATCACCGTGACCCACGCATCCGTCGCCGACGAGTTCAGCGTGAACACCGTCGCGTCGTCGAACACCACCCGGTCGTCGTGGAGCGGAGCCGCGATGCCCGTGTCCTGAATTGTTGTGGCACGGAATCTCAGACTCTTCTCGATCGAGTCCGTCGGGCCTTCGTCGACCCAGCGATCGTCAGCTTGGAACAGAGCGCCCTGAGCCGCCGCGTAGATGTCGCCCGAGCGGCCCGTGATTCCGAGGATCGGATTCCGCCGAGGTCGGACGAGGCCCCGGCACCAGGAAGGAAGGAGGTCCTGGATCGTGCCTCGTCCGAGCGGCGAGTAGATCCGCAGCCCGCCGGTCGCGGTGATCGGAGCCACGTTCGCCCACAGGTCGTCCACGATCAGCGCGTCGTCGATCGTCGAGGTCGACGGCACATAGGCGTTGCCCGCGCCCAGCGACAGTTCCTTCTCGGAGAGGTCGTCGGCGAACGCGGTGTAGTACAGCAGCCGGATGATGTCGCACCGCGCAGCCGATCGCGTCGCATCTCGGAACGGTTCCGCGAGCGTCAGCGAGGATCCGTCCGCCGCCACGGAGTCGACGAGGTAGAACTCCTCCTGTTCCTTCCCGATCGTCTCGGGGTCCTCGATCTTCGTCATGTCGCCGCGAGCCATGAAGATCGTCTCGGTGACGGCTTCCTTCGTGTCCTCCGGCGCCGAGGTGAAGAACTTGCCACCGCCCGAGGGAGTGACCACAGCCGAGCCTTCCACGACATTGGCTTGGCGCAGTCCTCTCCCGAGCGGGAGCAAGATGTCGTCGGCCGTCAGGAGTCGCGCCGGCAGACATTTTAGACCCAAGAGCTTCCCGTCGCGTTCAACGATCCCCCCGTTGACGCTCGGCAGGGCTCCAGGGCCGATCGTGCTGAAGACGCGCACTTCGTCGAGCAGCATCCGGCAGTTCAGTTCCGCGTAGCCGAGGCCCGCAGCGGCTCGCGGCGAACGAGGCGACCATCGTCCGCCGATGCAGATGACCGACCGCGCGAGATC